GTACGACCTCTCCAAGGGCCGCATCACCTTCCGCCACCTCCCCGGCCGCGGCCCGGGACCGTCGTCCCGCTGAGCCTCGGGCGCAAGCCGGGCGGCGATTGCAGCAAATAAAGTGCTGAAACGCCGGTGCCAGGGCGGGAGGGCCCTGCACCGCAGGTTAGAATACGAGCTGTCGGAGCGTAGCGCAGCCTGGTAGCGCATCTGCTTTGGGAGCAGAGGGTCGCGAGTTCGAATCCCGCCGCTCCGACCATGGATACCAAGGGGTTAGGTCAGTTTGGCCTAACCCCTTTTGTCTTACGGAATCGCACCTGTCTAACGGGCATGCCCCGTCAGCGTGTCGCCGAGGTCTTGATCGCGCTCTTGTGGCGCACGTAGTCGGCCGTCTGCGCCTGGGTCGAATGGGCGCCCATCCGTTGCGCCTCGACAATCCCCCGCTGAGCGTCCACGTCCGTCAGCGCCTTGGCGCGTAGGTCACGGAACTGGGTGTCTGGGATGCCCGCCCGAGCGAGGCCTCGCTTCCAGGCCGTGCTGGCACCTGAGTAGGTGTACCGGGAGCCGTCCTGCTTGCAGAAGACGTGCCGGCTGTTGGCGTGCCCGAACGCTCGCAGCCTGGCCACCAGCCGTTCGAGGCGTGGCGTCCAGCCGATCATGACCGCCACGCCGGTGCTGGCCAGCGTCTTACCGGGCTGGAAGAGGATGCCCGCCTTGCCGATCTCCGACCACTCCATCGACAGCAGATCGCTCGCGCGCTGGCCCGTCAGATAGGCCATCTCGACCAGGCAGCAGATCATGGGCCCCGAGGGCGTCCGCTTGCCGTCCTTGCCGTAGCAGATCCCGACCTTGATGCGTCGCAGTTCCGAGTCGGTGATGTATCGGCGCCGCGGCGGCGTCTTCATCACGCGCAGACTGTCCACCGGGTTGGTCCCGGGCTCCCGAAAGCCGCGCTCTTCCGCATACCGCATCAGCTCCCGGATCATGCTCCGGTGCGCGTTGTGCGACCGGGGCTTGTCGCGGAACTCCTGCAGGAACTCGACAATATGCGGCGCCCGGATCTGGGGCGCCCGGAACTCGGCGAAGGCCCGGGCGATGTTGCGGGTCTGGTACGCATCGTTGGCCTGGGTCTTTTTCGTTCGCCGGCTGCTCACGTCCCTGAGCCAGTCCTGAATGAGCCGCGGCATGGAGTCGTCCAGCACGTCGCGCGCCTCGACGTCGGCGAGTGCCCGGTACATGGCCGGCAGGCCGTCGCGCACGGCCGACAGCCGCGTCCAGATCCGCTTCGATCCCTCTGCCTTGACGTGGTAGTAGGCCCCGTGCTTTTCCTGCACACGCTTGGGTAGGTCACGTCGCTTGTTCATACGGCCTGCAGCCTTCGCACGACTGGGCCGCGAGCGGCTGCCGCTGGCGCCCGGGCGGCCGCGCAGACGGCATCGTAGTGGGCGCGCTCCAGGATCACGTCGCCGGTGGTCGGCGAGCGACGCGCGCGGAAAAAGCCCTGCCGGCGCAGCTCGGCGAGCTGGTCGGCCGCCCGCTTGTACCCGGTGATGTTGGCCAGCTCGTCCTGGCTCAGCGTGATGGACATGTGACCTCCAAAAGGAAGAAAGCCCGCCGAGGTGGCGGGCTGGGTTGTTGGTGTGCCGGGGCTACCCCGGCGGGGCTGAGGCGCTGGCCCGGGTCGCGGCGCGCTGTGCGACCAGGCGCACGCAGTCCGCGCAGACGTGGTGGGCCCGAAAGGGGCGGGCGCCCTCGGCGGGCTTGTCCTTGTCGCACACCATGCAGTGCACGGTGGCGAGGTCGGCGAAGGTGAGGCGCGCTGGGCGGCCTTTGGTGGGGCTCTTCATCGATCGTTCCACCAGCGTATTGCGGTCAACAGGTCGTGCGCTGTCAGCGTGTACCGGTCGTCTTCGTGTGGAGCAGGACCGTGGCGCCCGTACTGGACGCTCTCGCAATGGGCTCCTATGAAGAGCCGCACATCACCAGCATCTTTCGGCCATCCCCGCTCCCCGCTGGCGGCCTGTGCAGTACGACCCATCTCGAACGCCCGGCGCACCATGTCAAGGACGCGCTTTGTCTTGAACACAGATGTGTCCCCGTAGTCGGTCGTCTCATAGCAATACTGCGAGATCAGCGCTTCGGCGTCGCTGAGTGCCAGGCCCGGGTTGGTGTCAGCGCTCATGGTGGTCCCTTTCCTTGATCTGGCTCGCGACCCAGGCGCGCATGTGGGCCCATCGGTTTCGGGCGACCTCGGCGCGGTCGATCTCCACGCGCACAGTTCGCTCGTGGCGCTTGTGGCCGTAGGGCGGGAAGTGGTGAGGCGGCATCGGCCCGCAGATCTCCACTTCCACCCATCGGTGGGTGTCGACGCCCTCGTCGTTCTCGAAAACGACTTCGCGGGCCATCGCCGGCGCGAGGTTGAACAGGGCTGCTACGGCGTCCGCGTCCTCCGGGTCCACGGTGCGCATATCGAGCCCGCGGGCCTGGCCGAGCACGCCGAGCGTGCAGAACTCGCCTTCGGCCGTTACCAGAGATTCCCCGATCAGGGTCTTCTCGGGCATGGCATCCAGCGCTGCCAGGATCTCGCGCAGGGCCTGCTGGCCGCGCTTGCCGTTGATCGCACTCTTCACCGCGGCGCGCCACCGGCCGCCGGCCAGAGGATCGTCGTCGTAGTCGTCGGTGTATCCGCTGCGGCTCATGCTCCACCGCCTTCCTGCCGCGCGCGGGCGGCGTCGATGGCGGCATCAAGACTGCCGTGCTTTATTGCTTCGGTGCAGACTGAAAAAGAGAGGTAGTTGCGCAACAGCCAGCGATACCGCGCCGCGTCCTCTGCCTCCTGAGTGGGGGCGGCGGCCACCGGCTCCGCTCCATCCGCGAGGATGACCTGCAGGCCCAATACGCCGGCAATGTGCACTTCAAGATTCGCGCCCTTCGATGACGGCCATCCGGGAAGCAGGTAGATCGCTCCGCAGGTAGTGATGCGGCTGATGTCCCAGCGCAGATAGTCCGCCCAGTCGGCGCCTTCGACGTGGCCGTGCTCCGCCGGGTTCTCGACTTGCCAGCCCTCGGCGCGCAGCCTGTCAGCAGCAGCATTGAACGCGGGGAAGTTGTATTCGGGCAGCCCGGTCATCGGGCCGGCGACGTAAATGCGCCGCGCCCGATCTGCACGCAAATGCACGATCCGCTCAACCGCCTCGGCCGGCGCCACTGCTGCGGCGGGTGCCGACTGCTCGATGTCGATGGCGAGGCTGTTGGTCGCGCTGGCGCCCCAGGCCCAGTCCTCGGCTTCCTCGCCGACGTATTCGGCGTCACGGCAAGCTGCCCAGCCGGCGCGCCAGGCCTCTTCCAGCGCGACGGCAGTGGCTGCGGCGGGTGCCTGGGGCGCGGCGGCGAGCATGGCGCGGTAGCAGTCCAGGCCCAGGGTGGGAGTTACGTTCGTCGGCCACGGGATCGCGGCGACCATTTCCGGCGTCGGCTCCACCGGAACCAGCCTCCAGCCCTCGGGCACTGCTCCCGCATCCGCCTGGGGGCGCGGAGGGTGGGCGTAGAGCGGCTCCGACAGGAGGCCGTACTTTGTGCGTGCTGGCGTCTCGGACAGCCAGCTGCCAATGTCAGGCTCGTTCGGGTCGCTGATCCGGTAGCCGGCGGGCTCGACCTCCTGGGCGGCCGGTGCGGCTTGCACCCCGGCCAACGCCCTTGCGGCCTGATTCGCTCGAGCCATGCGTGCTGGGCATTGATCGAGTCTTTGGTCTGGGTCGCTCAGCATCTCGCGCAGGACGTCGAGGGCCAGTCCGATTGCCTCGGGCTGGGTTGCCGCCGGGGCGGCCGAGGTGGTGGTGTTCTCGGTCATGGTTCATTCCCTGAAGAAGACGATCCAGTGCGTGAGGCCTCGCCGACCGGAGCGATGTCCGAACAGGGGCCGCGCGGGGAAAAGGGGTTGGAGTTCGGAAATCGGGACCTGCGTCTCGTTCCACTTGAAGATCAACGTGCCGCCGGGTGCGAGCACGCGCCAGCACTCGGCGAAGCCCTGCCGGATGTCCTCGCGCCAGTCGGGCCCGAGCTTTCCGTACTTGGCTGCGAGCCAGGACCGCGGGCCGGCACGCACGAGGTGCGGCGGGTCGAACGACACCAGGCGGAACGCGGCATCAGGGAAGGGCAGCGCGCGGAAGTCCATGAGGAAGTCCGGCTCGATGTGCAGCGTGCGCGTGCCGTCGTCGCGGTGCGAGCGGTCCGTCACGGTCAGCGTCTCGCGGCGGCAGTCGCCGAAGACCACCCGCGGGTCGTGCCGGTCGAAATACATCATCCGGCCGCCGCAGCACGGATCGAGCACGGGCCGCGTGGCCACGTCGTTGGTCATGGTGATCCTTCAGGTGTTGGGGCTGGCGAGGGCGAACGTCACCCCCCACACCCAGGGGTTGGCCTCGACGCTGCCGGGGCCGTTGATGGCTTCCCAGAGCGACCAGTAGCTGTGCCGCGGGTCGGTGGCGTGGTAGTGCGAGGTGTCGGCGAGGCCGTAGCCGCCATCGGGCTGGATGACGATGCCCTCGGCCATGGCGTCCTCGCGGCTGATGTCCTGCAGGCGCTCGACGCGCACGTCGGTGATCTCCGGCGTGATGCGGCTGGCCCAGAGAGGCATATGGATGGACGGCTTCCAGCGCACACCAATCTCATCCTCTCGACCGCCGGCTGGTCCGTGCTCGTACATCAACTCGGGTGCTGGGTCGGTCGCGCGGTAGTGCGGCTGTTTCCAGAGTGGGTGCACGCCGTCGATGTCGGTGTCAGGCCGGCGCAGGACGGGCCTGCCATCGCTGTGCGGCAGCGGCTGGTCCGGCTCGACAGAGTGCTCAATCGCGAACGTCTCGCGAACCCAGAGCCGGTCGCCGGGCTGGCCGTAGGGGCAGACGCAGGGCGTGCGTGCCTCGTGTACATCGTGCCCAGGGCCATCTCCGTAGAGAGCGGAGTAGACGAACGGTGACTCACCCTCGAATCCCTCTTCGATGAGGCAAGAGGGGCCCGGCTGATGCTTCACGGCACGCCGAGTCTGGGTCTTCGTCCCCGCGAGCAGGGCGCGCACCATGGGCGCGGAAAAGAGGATGGGTTTCTCGGCCATGCGGACTCCTGTGAGGTGGATCAATGCCCGCAGGGCAGGCCTTGGCCCTCGGCGGGCCGGTGGGGGATAGGGGCGCCGCAGCTGGCGCACCGCAGGTGGGTCTGGCGCTGCTGCCACCAGAGATCCCGGGCGCGGGCGGCGGCGCGCTGCGCCTCGGGGGTGGAAAGCCGGGCGCGGCGGGCCGGCAGGGTTTCGGGCGGGGTGCTCATGCCTGGGGCTCCGGGAAGGGCTCCACCCGGCCATCCGGGTAGTGCAGGCGGTCGCCCATGCGGCTGGGCAACTCCAGAGCGCGATAACGGCCGGAGGGGAAACCGGGGTAGCGCTGCAGCTCGGCACCCAGGTAGGTGCCGTAGGGCGGCGTGTAGGGCTGGTCGGCGGAGGATTGGGGCATGGGGGCTTCCAAAAAAAATGCCCGCTGGTGCGGGCGGAATGTTTCAGGCTGCGGCGCGCAGCTGGTCTGCGCCGTCGCTGTAGTTCAGCCGGACGATCAGGCTCATGGGCAGGGGGCTGACGCTGTTGCCTGCCATGCGCACCTGGGCGGTCTTCGTGAGGGGTTTCCCGGCGGCGGTGCGGTCGATCACGTAGGTGGCGGGGAAGTCCTGGGCGTTGTAGAGCTCGCGCGGCACCAGCATGCGCAGCGTGATGTCCACGATCACCCAGGGCTCGCCCTTGAGCCACACCGTCACCAGCGCCAGGCGGTCGTGCGTGGTCACGGTGGTCATGGATTCCCGCAGGTCCGCCCATTGGCCGCCCAGCGCCTGGCTGTGGTGGGTGCAGTCCGGGGAGGCATGCAGCAGGCCCACCGGCTGGCCGCGCGTAACGGCGAGCGGGTCCACCTCGCGCACATCGGCCCGGTAGTGCCGGGTCTGCGGGTGGTTGACCTCGTGCATGCCGATCGCTTCGGCATCGTGGTTGATCGCCACATCGACATGCCGGCCGATGGCCTGCTCAATACCGGTGCTGGCGCCGCCGCCGCCGGCGAAGAGGTCGATCACCAGCTTGGCGGCCAGGGGAAGGATGAACTGTGATGCGAGCATGCAGGCTCCAGAAAAAGGAAAGCCCGCCAGAGGCGAGCAAATGCACGACAATCCCATCGTCAAAAAGATGGGAGGAATATGGAATTTGACGATTCTTCAGAAAAGTTGAGACGGAATCTCATCGTCTTCTGTTTTGGCTATCTAGCTACTGCTTACTTGGGCGTTTCTCTTGTGCAAGTGTTAGAAGTGGCGGGTCTTTCTAAGGTGCTTGCAAATACTAGCCAGATACGAATTAATTCCGTTTTAATTGTCGTTCTGTTTTATCTATCTTTCCGATGGTTCACCTCGGAAAATTACCAAACTTTGAGCCGTGATTTTTCCAACTCATGGATGGGTCAATATCAATCCCGCCTCTCAGTAGTTGTTGAAGAAAAAATCCGAGTTCTTCCTAAGAGGCCTCCTGGTTGGATTTTTATCGATGAAGAAGATTTTGTAAGCATTCAGAGGTGGTATGACAATGCGGCCCGTCGTACGGCAGATAATGAGGGTATTACTATAAACCTTTGGCCTACTGATACCGGTTCGACAGTGTCGCCAAGCGGTTCGAGATTGCGGTTATATCTATACACCGGTTTTTCTTCGCGGGATGAGGTAAAAATTGATTACAAATTTAAGACGCCGCTAAGGTTTTGGATTGCTATCCAATGCGCCGTTGCGTGGAAATTATTGAAGCAAGAGAAAATATTTCAAGTTGTTCCGCCGATTATTTTGGCTCTTTCGGCCGAATTTTTGCTCGTTTTTCGCCTCGCTAGTTTGGTTAATGGGGCTTAAGATCGCTCTCTACGTCATTACACGTCGGGCGATAACTTCATGTTTCTTTCTTTGGAGTTGCAAATTTGTCAAATGGCCTCGCCTTAATGTGCTGCCCGAAGAAAGTGCCTTTGGACTCGGCGGCCATGAAGGCATCGAACGTCTTCTGGTCCACGCCCGGGTAGTGGTAGACGTGGCCCGGGCCGCGGGCGAATGTGCAGGCCAGCGTATTGGTGGCGGGGTCGTAGCCGACGGCTCCCACCTGATTGCTCTGCACGGGCGTCATGGCGATAGGGCGGTAGGCCTTCTTGCTGAAGGCGGCGGGGGTGATGGGCTTCTTCGGTGCGGGCATGTTGTCCTCGTTGCAATGAAAAAGGCCCGCGCGTGGCGGGCCCGGGTTGGAGAAGGGGCAGTGCGGGGTCAGGCCGGGATGCCTTTTTCGATGGCGGCCAGGGCGCGCCCGGCGACCGCCCGGCAGAGCTTGGGGAAGTGGGCGGCAGGGAGGTGCACGGCCGCCTTCACGCGTGTCGTGGCGAAGCCCAGGGCCTCCAGGCCTGCCGCATCCAGCTTGATCGGTGCCAGCAAGGTGTTGATCTGGCCCAGCGTGATCGTCGGGCCGGCCCAGCACTCCGGATCAGCGCAGGCCGGGCCGGCATGGTCGCCGTCACACTTCACCAGCGGTTTCATGTCCTTGGAATAGGCTGCGCTGGTCTGCGCGCACTGCTGGCAGATGCCACCGGGCGGTCCATCCTCGCAGCAGGTCATCACCGGCGGCGCTGCCGCGCTGCTGGCCTGGGCGTTGCCGATCGCCCGCCGCGCGTCGATGTCGGCCACGCCGTCGTCGCGTACGTAGCGCGCGACGGCGCTCAGATCGTCCAACAGCGGTCCCGGCAACGCCTCTTCCTGGCGCGCGGCAGCGATGCCCGCCTGGGCCTGCGCTTCTGCCTGGATCAGCTTTTCGCGGGCTTCCAGGCGCTTCGCTTCGGCCTGCCGGTGCTGCCCGATGCGCAGAGCCGCGATCGCCTGGAAGTCCTCGCCTGCTTTGGTGCCCACGGTCGCGAAGTCCGCGAACAGGGCGATCCAGTCCGCGTCCTCTTGGCGAAGGTGCTCCCGGTTGGCGGCCAGTCGTTCGGCTGTTGCGTCGGCCTCGGCCATCGCCACCGCCAGCGCGGCGCGCACCTTGTCTTCCATGCTCGAGAGCGACTTCAGACCCTTCGTCACGGCGGCGAACACGCCGCGGGCCGGTGGCGGCAGGTAGTTGGCGCCCAGCTTCTGGTTCAGCGCCCCGACGTGCTGCGCCAGCTGTTGCTCGGCCTGCACCACGATCTGTTCTTTCCGGGCGTCCTTCTCGGTCTTCACCTTCTTCTCGATGGCGATGGCCTTTTTGGTGGCGATGTCGTCCAGTTGCTCGAGCACGCGCAGCACATCGTCCACGGACTGCATGCCGCCACGCACCCGCAACACGGCTTCTTTCATCTTGGAGGACACATCGCGCAGCCATTTCGCGTCCGCGTCGCCGTCCGCGAAATGCTGGTCCGTGGTCAGCTCCATGTTCACCGAATTGATTCGGTCCAGCACCACGGCCTGGAACTCCTCCAGGTTGCTCGCGGTGATCTGCCCGCTCGCCTCGACACGCAGCGCGGGCAGCGCGGCGTGGATCTTGGCGGTGGTGGGCTCTATGGCCGGCGGCGTATATGCGGCCACGTCGCGCTCCAGCAGTTCCCACCCGGCCAGGATCTGGGCGCGCAGCTGCGGGTTGGGCACGTACCAGCAGTGGCGTTCCTCGATGAGTCCGCCGCGGTCATCCCAGTCCGAGGCCACGAACAGGATGCGCTCGATGGTCGGGCAGACCATGGCCTGGTGCTCCATCTGCACTTGATAGCACAGTGGCAGGTCGCCCCCCGCGCAGCCGGGCGTCATCGCTTCGCGCAGCGCGGCGTTGAGCCGCTTGTGCTCCGCGGCCACGTTTTCGAACATGGCCAGGCCGTCATAGCTGGCGCCGAACTTGCCGTTCACCCCTACGACCGGGTAGAGACTTTCGCCGGCCAGTTCCTCCATCAGCGGCCCGGCCAAGCGCTCGAATTCGTGGCCCTTGTCCAGCACGCGCTCCTGCACGAAGTCGGAGAATTCGCGACCGATCCCGGTGGCCAGCTCTCGCACCAACTCGCTCCTGGATTTCGACGGGTGGCACGCCATCATGGCCGGGGCGTCCGATGCATTGAGATGCTGCGCGCGGTGGGCGATCCATTCCGGCGATCCCTGCCGCAGGCTCTCGACGATTTTCCACATGTCAGCCTCCCAACTCGGCCACGCGGCCGTTGAAGATCTCTGTTGCAGCGTCGCGGCTCTCGGCCGGCAGCGCATCGATCAGCCCAGCCGCCTCGTAGAGAGTGTCCAGGTCTTTTGCCTCGCGCAGGCGCTGTGACAGGGATTCGACATCCACCGCCGGCGCATCTTGTGCCGGCGCCCGCGCTGCCTTGGGCTCGACATCCTGCGGGCGCATCTTCTCGACCTCGGCCTGGAGTGCCGTCTTCTGCGCCTCGGTGAGCGGCGCCTTGGCGGCCACCGTGGCGATCACATCGGCCATGGACTTCTTGCCGGCGGCGATCGCCTTGGCCCAGGCCGGCAGGTTCTTGGTGAAGTCGGCATCGGGATACGAGGCCGGCGGCGGGGGCGGTGCAGCTGCCACCTCTTCCGCATGGCCCATGAATTTTTCCGTGGGCTCGCTCAACTCGTCAGGGGTGTACACGCCCAGGATGACATCGGGCGCATGCAGTCGGGCCCAGCGCTTCTGTGCGAGGTACGCCAGCTGCTGCTTCGGGTCTTCCGTCCAGAGGGTGCTGTTGCGGGTGCGCGCCTGGGTCAGCAGCAGCTCCAGCACGCGCGGCTGGCCCTCGCCCTTGATGGTCGCCCACACGCGCACGCCCAGGCCGCGCTCGTCTTCCTGCTTCCAGGCGGGGACGATGTACTTTTTGGGCTGGCCGTTGTCGTCCTTCTTGGTGTTGGAGGTGACCTCCTTGAATTGGCCGATGATCTTCGTCCAGTCGCCGAACCATTCGAAGTTGAACCGGTCTTTGACCACGCCCGAGCTGTTGATGACGGCGGCCACCAACTGGGCCTCGTAGCCGAGCGTGCCGTTCACCAGGTGGGTCTTCTGGCCGACTGCGAAAGGGTTCATTCCCCACTGCATGGACTGCAGGGCGATGGCGAAGCAGTCGCCGGTGTTGCCGCGCAGGTGCTGGGGCAAGGTGGTCTTGCCGCTCGCCATGAAGCCGGCCAGGCGCTCCAGCCGGTCCATGCTGGCGTCGTGCATGAGGAGGGCGCCCGCGCTGGCGCTGCTGATGGCGAGTGCGCCCTGATCGTGTTGCTGTGTGGTCATGGTGTCGTGGTGAGAAGGGGTGGGTGCAGGTGCACGAGAAACATTGCGGTGGCTGCCGCGGTGGCGAGGAGCCAGGCGGCGACGGCGGCGGCTGGCGTCATGACTGGGGCTGCGGTTGATGTGGGGTGGTCAGCTGCGCGATCCGCGCGCGCAGCGAGTCGATGGCGACGATCACGGGCCGCTCGCGCTCCTCGACAGCCTCGAGGGTTGCGAGCAGGCCGCGCAGGTATTGAAGGTCCGACATCACACGTACCCCATGGCTGGGTTGTGGCGCTCTTCGCGCATCTGGCGAGCCAATGCACGGCGCTCGATGTAGCGCTGCGCTTCGGCGGCTCGGGCGTCAGCGTCGCCCGTGGCGCGCTTCTCGCACTCACGGCGTCGGGCCTCGGCATCCAGCGCTGCGCGGATGGGGGAACAGTGGGCGTGCATGTTGGTCAGCGCGCCGCGCGCAGGCACTGCACCGTGGTGCTGTCGATCCAGGCGGGCGTGGTGCCGGGCTCGCACGCGCGGGCCGCAGCGGCGGCGCGGCGTTCCTGGGCGGCCTCGGCGTGCGCCTGCTCGGCGGCCTCGCGGTGGCGGGTGTCCGCCTGGCTGTCGTCGTGCTGAGCCCACAGGAGCGCGGTGAAGACTAGCAGGCCGATGGCCGTGGCGCCGAGGAAGGTGCTGGGAGCCTGCGGGGTGGGGACTTGCGCCGCGGCGTGCATGTCGGGGTGGTGAATGTCCATGTGGCGCTCTTTCATTCAGCGGCCGGCACCGGCCAGGATTTGGCGCGTGCGCCGCTCAGGCGCGTCAGCGTCTTTTCGTCCCAATCTCGGTGCGTGAGCAGCAGCTGCAGCGCCTCTGCGAGGATGGGGAGGGCGGGGCTCACGCGTGCAACCTGCGTTTCCAGGGTCTTCAGCAGCGCCGCGTAGATGTGGGTCTTGGTTTGCCCCCAGCCCTGGTATTCGGGGGGCATGCGGGTGGTCAGCTGCTTCAGGGCCCGCGCGGCGTGTTCCAGCATTTCCTCGCGCGCCGCTTTTGCTTTGGTCGCGTGCTGCCAGGATGCGGCGGTGAGCTCCTTGGCAGTCTTCCGGAGCGCGAATGCATCGACCTGCAGCTTCTGCGTCTTCGCTTCCTTGCGGTGCGCTGCCGCCGAAATCCGCCTTTCGCGCGCCGCGTTCTTGTTGTGTACGTGCAGGGCGTAGGCCGTCAAGGCGGCGGAGCCGGGGTGTGTTTCTTGGTCCATGGGATCTCCAGGCGCAAAAAAGCCCGCGCGCGGCGGGCTGGGTGGGGGTGTAGAAAGACCGCTGCCCCGAAGGGCGTGCCGGGGGAAGAGAGGGAGGGAGGAGGAGAACTCCCCGGCGCGGTGGAAAGGCGGCCCTGAGCGGGAACGCCGGAAGAAAAGGCCGCGTGATGCGCGCCAACCTTGGAGGGAGGAGGGAGCGACCGGCGCGCGCGGCGAAAACTGGATGCGACGGATCGCACTGGGCAGCGTCCGCGGTGCAGGCGCTGCGCGGTGGAATCAGCCAGCCTTCACGCAGGCTGGGCGGGTCTTGAAGGTCTTCTCGTCTTTGTCGTCCGGCCGCACTTCGATCCAGGCGCCATTCGCTCCGTTGGAAACGCTGGCGATGGTGCCCTTGATCTCGCGGGTGCCCCGCAGGGTACGGGCCGTGATTTTCTGCCCAATTTTGAAGTCGCTCATGGGTGCCTTTCCTGATTGGATGTTTGTTGAATGCGTGTGCGATGCAGGCATCTCCCCGCGAGGCGGGCTCCTGCGGCGGCCTGGCGCCGTGTGCCCGATCACTATCGGGTGCCGTGTTCTCCCCACCTCCGGCTTCGGGGCCGGTGGGTCGCCGCACGTTCCAAAAGGGGTGCGCCGCGTGTGCTTTTTCTTCTGCCGCACGGGATCAGGGGCAGGGCGGCCAGGGCAGCCACCTATTCATCCTCTCGCTGTTTTAAGGAGCCTACGGGCTCCTCTCTATGGATGGGCCCCGTCACCGGCGTTTTCGCTGTGATGGGATGAAGTATAGTTTTGCTAGACAAAAGGTCAAGCAAAACTAGACTTATAGTCTAGAAAAAATAGACTGCTAGAAGGGCGCGGGTGAAACGACCACGGCGACGGGGCCCCGGCCGGAGTACACAAGTTGCCCGGTTGCGCGCACGCGGACCTCAAACCAATCGTCGCCTCGCTGGCGCACCACGTAGTCGGCGGGGCGCAGCGGTAGCAACGTCTCCCAGTGGAAGTCGCGACGCGGCGGCAGCCGCAACAGGGTAGGGTGCGGGAAATCTTTCACGGCGCCGCCCCTGTGCCTGCCGGAAGAACCCACCAGGTCTGCCGAATCTGCTGGTAGGGATTGGTCCGTATCTCTCGTCCCCGCAGAAGGATGCCTCCGCGCTCGATCGCGCGAAGGTCCGCGAACTTCAGCGTGGGCAACACCTCTTCCAGCCCGATGCGACCGTTCTCGTCGCGCAGTAGGTATGCGTGCGGCTCTGGCGCGCCATCCTCCCGTTTGGCCCGGAAAAGCAGCCACCCGGCTACGGCGGTAGCACGGACGTCGGGCGGCGCCAGCTTGGCGCCTTCCCTCCTGAGACGGTAGACGGTGCAGTACATAGCAGGAGTCTCCAATACTGTACAAAGATACAGTATCAACCGGCGGAGCGGAAGACGCGGGAGCGGAAAGTGCGCGCGATCCGACAGACGGCGTCCAGGTGGGCGCGCATGCTGGCGCCATGTGCAATCGCTACAAGCCGCCACCACACGTCAGGGACATCGAGCTCACCTGGGAAATCTCGCGCCAGCACCCAGGCGACGGGCGCTGGTGGGACGAAGTGCTACACCCGCGCGGGCAGGGACCTGTAATCCGCCGAGCGCGGGATGCTCCTGCGGCTGGCGCCGGTGGAGGTGTACGACGCCGGGCCCGCGGAAGGGTAGATCTCGTGGACGTGCTCCACCAGCGAGGACGTAGCCTCTCTATCTCGTGCTGCTGGGGAGAAGCTTGAGCCCGGTCCGCCGCTCAACCTCTTCCAGCGAAATGGGCCGCCCGACCGTGGCGCTTGGGCTGTTCTCCTGCCAGTGGGCCCACGACTTCCCGGTGCCCGGGTCGTAGACCAGCTTAAACAGGTGCGACGGCACGGCCACGCCCTGACCAATGCGGGGCGGATTGCTTTCGAACACCGGCCCGGTGATGACGTACACGTCGCCCTGCGCTCGCATGACGTAGCGCCGGGTGTCTTCCTCTATCTTGGCCCACGGCCCGCCGTTCTGCTTCCGGTCCTGCGGCACCATGTTGGCCAGGCTGAAGGACTGCGCCATTGCCTCGGGCGTGCCCATGTCGCCCGCAGGCGCCATGTGGCCGCGCGACCAGCCGGAGCCCTTGTAGTCGGACAGCTCGGCGCGTTCGCTCGCCGGCAGCCGGGCGTCCGAGTAGAAGCGATCTCCTCGCTTTGGCTTCGTGTTGGATTGGAAGGTCTGCCGGTTCAACCGCTCGGCAACGTAAACGGGCGTGCGCATGTTGCCGCTGTGGAGCACGGCGAAGGAGTCGAAGCACAGCTCGCGGAGCTTGTCGCCGGCAGGGCGGGTCGGTGGCAGGCCGCTCGCGAAGTGCTGCGGGCACGAGGCGAAGCCAGCGCCGGAGGTGGGCGCGCGCGCCGTGGCGGGCTGGTCGCGAGGCAAGAAGCTCCGGGCGGGAGCAGGAAAGCTGAAAGCAGCGGTGCTGAGCGCGAGGAGCAAGCCAATGCGGGCACTGCGGAAGAAGGGGAGGTTCATGGGCCGGCGAGTCTACCGGCCAACCTCAGGCCGCCGGCTTCTACCCGTCTTCCCACTTTCCAAGCACGGTGCCCAGGACTTTGAAGCTCTCTCGTATGGGTTCGTGCGAGGGATTGAGAGGCTGGAGCCACTGGCGTCCGTCTTCATTCTTGTAGACCTTGAAGGTGACCTCGTGCGTGGATTCGAGGCAGGCCACGATTCGCTCCCCGTTGACCGGAGAACGGCGCTCTGGGTCCACGAAGATGATGCAGCCTTCCGGATATGTGCGCCCGTTGCCGTGCGGGGCGGTCATCGAATCACCGCGCACCCGGAGCGCGAAGGTCGAGCCGCTGTGGTTCACAGGGCAGTCCATCCAGCGCTCCGCGTCGCCAGGTGCAAACGGGTCCATCGCCTCGCAGAACGAACCGGCGCGCACCCATGAGATGAGGGGGACCTGGGCTCGCAGCATCGGCGCAGCCTCGACGTTTCCAGCAAGCAGCGCTGCGTCACGCGGAGCGCCGAGCTCCGGAAGCGGGTAGCCGGTCAAGGTTGAAATCTGGCCGAGCTGTTCCAGGCTTGGGGCGTGCTTGCCCGTTTCCCAGTGCCCAATGTTCGCCTTGCTGCGGCCGAGTTTTTCCGCGAGAGCTGCCTGGGTCCAGCTCTTGTGCGTCCGGGCGGCGAGTACCCATGCCTTGATGTCCATGAAGGTGATGGTATAGATATGCTATACCTCGTGGGCTAGAAATACTTGCTTACGTTGACTAGAAATGCTAGTCTTGCGCGATGGAACATCCCATCGCAAAAGCCGCCCGCATCGTGGGCTCGCAACGTGCGCTTGCCGCGGCACTCGGTGTCACGAAGGGCGCGGTATGGCAGTGGAAAGAGGGCGACAGGCAGGTCCCCGCTGAGCACTGCCCACACATAGAACGCCTTACCAGCGGCCAAGTCCGGTGCGAAGACCTCCGGCCAGACGTGGGGTGGGCGTACCTGCGGAAGTCGCGGGCTCAGCCGGCGGCGCGGCCAGCTGTGGAGGTGCCCCATGCCTGAGCGGAACCACGTTCCCCGTTTCGCGCGCGGAATCTCCGGCCCGCTCGGAAAGCTCGAGAACGACTTGAAGACGAAGGTCGATGAGCACACGCATGCGCTGTTCCTGCAGCACTGCGCCATGCGTCGTACCGACACCGCCAACGTGCTGCGCGACTGCGTGTACGCGCTGGTGCATGGCAAGACCTACCGTCAGATGGTGCTCGAAAAAATCAGTCATGAGGCGCAGTGTGCCGACGCCATCGCGAAGCTGGTAGGCCCGTTTGAGGCCCCCGAATCGGGCGGGGTAGTGTGATGGCTGGCGTACCGTTCATCACCCGAACACGCATGGCGCGCAAGCTCGGCGCCGAGGCCGGCGCCCGGGCAGAGCAGCGTGCCAACGACGACGCCCCCGGCTTCAGCGAGCTGGCGCTGGCGCACATTCGCGAGACGATGCTGGCAGCCCCTGCCGGCGCCACGCTGCGCGGCGAGGACATCACCAACTCCGCGAAGCTGGCAGGTCTGCGGCCGCCGGACGACCGAGCCTTCGGGCCCGTGTTCGCCAAGGCGATCAAGGCGGGGGTGCTGGAGCCCGTCGGGTATGCGCCCCGCGTGAAGGGTCACGGCACGGCCGGCGGGCGCGTGTACGCCCGTGGGAGGTCGCTGGCGTGAGCACCATCCTCATGAGCGCTTGCTGGCCACTGCAGGGGATGACCCCTTCACAAAAGGCCGTGCTCATCTCCCTGGCCGACCAGGCCAACGACGACGGCTACTGCTGGCCGTCGGTAAAAACCATTTCCGTCAGGACCTGCCTTTCGGAGCGAGCGGTGCAGGGCGCCATCCGGTGGCTGGCATCCGTGAACCTTCTGCGAGCGAGCGAGCGCAGCGGCACGTCCACCGTGTACCAGCTGACCCCCGCAGCATTTGCACCCCCGCAGGAAATGCACCCCGCAGTAGCTGCACCCAGGGGTGCAGGAAATGCACCCCCGCCCCCGCAGATGCTGCACCCCACCCCCGCAGATGCTGCACCCAAACCATCAATGAACCATCAATTGAACCAAAGACAGAAGAAAGAGCGCGTGACCGCGCCCGACTTCTCGGTGCCCGACTGGATCGATCGGCAGCATTGGGACGCCTGGCACTCCTGCGCCAAGCGCAAGAAGGCAACGAACGAGCAGAAGCAGATGGCGGTGGACAAGCTGGCGAAGTGGCGGGCCGAGGGCATCGACTACGCCGCGGCGCTCGAGAACGCCGCCATCGGCGGATGGCAGGGGCTGTTCAAGCCGGACGGGGCGCCCCGGGCCGCGGCTCGCGCTCCCGTTGCGCAGTCCTTCGCCCAGCAGGACCGGGAGGAGGGCATGCGGCGCTGGGAGGAGATGACCGGCCGAGAGCATCCCGACCGGCGGCCAGCCCCCCGAGGCGTCATCGACGTCACGCCGCACCACCCCCGCATCGGAGGTGCAGCATGAGCCTGCCCCTGCAAGCCGTAGACCGGCTCTTCACCCGCATGGCGGCCACCTACGGCGCGGCCTGGGATCGCAGCCTGGGCTCGGCGCCCATCAACGACGTGAAGAGCGCGTGGGCACACGAGCTGTCCGGCTTCGCCGAGCGGCTGGAGGACATTGCCTGGGCGTTGGAGAACCTGCCGGAAGCCGTGCCCAACGTGATCGCCTTCCGCAATCTCTGCCGGCGCGCGCCGCAGCCGGAAGCGCCGCGTCTGGAGGCGCCGCGCGCCGACCCAGAGCGGGTTGCGGCTGAACTGGCCAAGCTCCGGCCGCTCATGAACCGGGCGGCCATTGCAGCGCGCGAGGACAAGGGGTGGGCTCGCGCCGTGGTCGCCCGCGCCGCAGCTGGTGAGTGCATCCGCCCGATCACCCTGCGGTTCGCCCGCGAGGCACTGCGTCTACCGGCGGAGGGCCCCGCACTATGACCTGCGCCACCTGCATCCACTGGGCCCCGCGCCAGAACCGGGAGATGGCCAAGCACGGCATGGCCGCCTGCAGCACGGGCAAGAGCTGGAAGTTCTACCCGCCCCAGCACTCCTGCGGCCGGCACGCGCCCGCTCCAGCGGATGTTCAGGCGGCCCGCGTGCAGTGGCTCGACAAGAAGGGTCGGCCATGAAGCCCCGCCTGTACAAATTCAGCGGCCTGTGGGTGTGCTACGCCCGCGAGGGCGGCATGCGCAAGGCTGCAGCCGGCACCACGCCGCGCGACGCATACAACAACTGGAGGACGGCATATGCCTGAAATCACCCTGGTGCGCCAGGAGCGCGTAGACCTGCCGGAGGCCGATCGCGAGGCGGCCCGCCGCGTCATCTTCGGCGTCGTGGACGGCCTGGGCGAGAAGGGCCGCAAGCAGTGGCGCCGCCTGTGGTCCCGCATCTTCCACCTCGAGCCGGGCGAGATGATGGAGATCGCCACCATCCAGCCCCGCCTGGGCTGGTACCACCGCAAGCACATGGCGCTCGAGCAGGCCGTGTTCGAAGCGCAGGAGCGATTCGAGGAGTTCGAGAGCTTCCGCACCTGGCTGAAGGTCGGGGCGGCGCACGTCGATTGGTTCCCGGGGCCGAAGGGCGGGGTGATACCCGTGCCCCGCTCGATCAGCTACGCCAAGATGGAGCAGGGCGCCATGGAGCAGTTCCACAATGACGTGGTGGCGTTCCTGCGCACGGAGCACGCCGGCCGCACGCTGTGGAAGCACCTGACCGAGCGCCAGCGCATCGACATGATCGAGGGCGTGCTGGGGGAGTTCAACGAATGACGTTCAGGCGCACCCGTTGCCCGCATTGCCGCGGGAAGCTCGAGCCCGGCCAGCGCATCCATCCGGACTGCATCGACGGATACGCCGAGGCGAAGGCGGCCAAGGCCGAGCGCGCGGAAGAGAAGAAGGCCCGCGCCGCGGCGAAGGTCGAGCGCGCCGAGACGCGCCGGCGGAAGGAGGCAATGAAGACCGTGCCCCAGCTGCTCCGCGAGGCGCAGCAAGCTTTCAACGCCTGGGTGCGAGAGCGGGACGCCGACCGGCCCTGCATCTCCTGCGACGCGCCGCCGCCGGACCTGTCCGGGCTGCACGCGGGCCGGGACGCAGGGCACTACCGCAGCACCGGCAGTGCTTCGCACCTGCGGTTCGACGCCGACAACTGTCACGCCCAGTGCGTCCGCTGCAACCAGTGGGGCGCCGGCATGGCCGTGGACTACCGCATCCGGCTCCTACTGCGGATCGGCGCGGGCCGGGTCGAGGCCCTGGAGTGCAACAACACCCCCCGGAAGTGGGGCCGCGACGAGTTGCGCGGCATCCGCGACCACTACCGCACGGCGCTGAAGGCGCTCAAGCAGAACACCTGATGGAGACGGCGACGGTGAGCGACCCCATGGATTGGCTGGCGGCCCAGATTGGAGTCCGTCAGGAGCCCCCGCGCCCGCAGCACGCTAACCCTCGTCCGGCCGGCGTGATCCGCCCTGGCAGCGGGACGGATGTGCTGCTGAGGTTCCTGCGCCTGCATCCCCTGCGCTGGTTCTTCCACCCCGAGCTGGTGCTGGCCCTGGGCCGCTCCAAGGGAGAGGTGGATTGGGCCCTGCAGTACCTGACGGGGCAGGGCTTCATCTTGGCCGAGACGGCCGAACTGCCCGGGCGCAAGCCCGTGGCGCGCTACAAGCTGAAAGGAAATTGAGCGATGGCACAGAGATTCGGTCGCAACCAGCGGCGCCGGGCCCGTGAGGCGCTGCAGGCGGCGCAGCAGCTGGCGGAAACCCGCCTTGACGCGGCGCGCGGCCAGGCCAGCCGCGCCGAGGCGATGCGGCAGGAGGTGCGCGCCCTTGAGGATGTGCTGGACGAGGCGCGCGAGCTGCTGGGCGCTTCCATCGCCCTGCCGCCGAAGCATGGGGGCCGGCACCCCTACGCACGCGGCGAGGACTTCGAAGCCTTTGCGCGCCCACCGCAGCGACTGGCCTTGGACGACATCACCGCGAACGTCGCGAGGGAAGAGGCTGCGCTGAAGGTCTGCCGCATGCGCACGCTGCTGGTGGACGTTGAAAACCGGCCCTCTCGCCTGCGTGAATCGGAATCCCAGCTCCACATGCGCGTGACGCTGGGCAGTGGGGAGGTGGTCTACGCCATTTCCGAGGACGCTCTGCACGACTCGCCGGCCGGCTGGCTGGAGAAGCGACTGGGGATAGAGATCGCCCGGCAGCTGGTCCAAGTGCTGGGCCGGAAGCGGCAGCGAGACGCCAGGGACGGCTCGGGCCGCGCTGTGCGGAGGAGGGCTTGGGGCGCTTGACGGCGCATGGTCGTGACAATCTCATAGGAGCTCTGTCCAACCCAACAGGTGCAACCATGCATAACCATCCTTCAGCAGCCATCCTCCGCGAGGCTGAGCGAATCGCAACGCTGCCGTACACGCAGTGGCCGGCGTACTACGACGACATGATCGCCATTCTGGACCGCACGGCGGAGGCGGGGGTCGAACTCACCACGCCGTTGACCGATGTCCAGTGCGACGAACTCCGCGCCATGAGTGCCCGGCTCCAGCAGAAGAAGCAGGCGGATGCCGCTCCGGGCCTCCGCAAGGGTCGCGCTGAGCTTGACAGCTGACGTGTCGTGATGGGCTGGCCAGCTGCGCGCTGGCCGGCATCCCGCCCCGGTTGGAGCAACCTCCGCCGGGGCTTTTTCTTGCCCGCTTGCCCGCCGCCGTGCCAAGCCTGACAGCTTCGGCACATGACCAAATCGACCCCCAAGAAGCCCAAGCCCGCCAAGGCCAAGAGCGCCAGGCGCAGCGCCAAGGCCGGGGCCGCGCCCAAGAAAGCCCAGATCACCACCGAGGACCGGCACCGGCTCTTCGCGCGTGAGTTCGTCGCCAACGGCTTCAACGCCACGCAGGCCGCCGTCTCGGCCGGATACAGCACCAACACCGCCGCGTCCCAGGGCGCACGCCTGTTGAGAGATGCCAAGGTTCAGGAATATGTGCGGGAGGCGAAGGCTGTGGTGATCGAGCGCGCCGAGGTGAAGGGCGAAGACGTGGTGCGCCGCCTGAACCAGATGCTGATGGCCGATCCGCGCGAGCTGGTGGAGGTTTTCGTGGCCTGCTGCAGGCACTGCTACGGCATCGGCCACCAGTACCAGTACACGCTGGCGGAATACAACGCCAAGCGCGAGAAGTGGCTGAACGACAAGAAGGAGGCAGCCGACTTCCCGGAGCATGGTGGCGTTGGGTATGACGCACGCAAGCCGCCCAACCAGGAATGCCCTGAGTGCTTCGGTGCGGGGCAGTCGCGCACGGTGCTGAAGGACACCCGCCAGATGTCGCCCGGGGCGCTCGCCCTGTTCGCCGGTGCGAAGGAGACGCGCAACGGGCTGGAAGTCAGCCTGCACAGCCAGCTCGATGTGGCCGAGAAGCTGATGCGCTACCACGGCCTCTACAAGCGCGACAACGAGCAGGGGGCGAAGGGTGGCGGCGTGGGCCACTTCGAGATCCACTTCGTGGAGCCGCCGCCGCGCGAGAACGATCCGGCGACCGGCGGGGGCTGACGTGCGTCTCAACCCCATCCGCGGCACCACCCAGCCCACCATCCTCGCGTCGTCCCTGTCGGACGTGCTGGCAGGCTCGGCCGTGGCTGACTTCGCTCATGACTATGAGGTAGAGCGCGAGCGCGTGCGCATCGAGCTGCCCGCGAAGCTACGGGGCCTGTTCCAGCCGCGGCGCTTCAAGGTGATGTACGGCGGCCGCGGCGGGGCGAAGTCCTGGTCCGTGGCCATGGCCCTGCTGATCATGGGCAGCAACCGGCCGCTGCGCATCCTGTGCGCGCGGGAGGTCCAGAAGTCCATGCGGGACTCGGTGCACCGACTGCTTTCCGACCAGATCGCAACGCTGAGCCTGGGCGGCTTTTATGAGGTGTTGGACACGGAGATCCGCGGCGCGAACGGCACGCTGATCCTGTTCGCGGGGCTGCAGGCCCACACGGTGGATTCCATCAAGTCCTTCGAGGCCATCGACATTGTGTGGGTGGAAGAGGCGCAGTCTGTCAGCGCCCGGTCCTGGGAAGTGCTGGTACCGACCATCCGGCGGCCCGGCTCCGAGATATGGCTGACGCTGAATCCCGACCTCGCCAGCGACCCGACTTATTCCCGCTTCATCACCAACGCGGACGAAGACACCTGGCTCTGCGAGATCAACTGGAGGGACAACCCCTGGTTCCCGGCCGTGCTGGAGAAGGAGCGGGTCCGCCACTTCAAGCGCGACCCGGACACCTACTGGAACGTCTGGGAGGGGCGTCCGAAGCGCACGCTGGCCGGCGCGATCTACGCGAAAGAGGTGGAGCGGCTCTACAACGACGACCGCGTGTGCCGCGTGCCCTACGACCCGAAGCTGCCCGTGCACACCGTTTGGGATCTGGGCTGGGCCGACAACATGGCCATCGCGTTCATCCAGCGCACGGCCGTGGACTTCCGCGTCATCAACTTCATTCAGGACAACCAGCGCACGCTCGAGTCCTACGTGGAGGAGATGGAGAAGCTGCCCTACCGCTGGGGCACGGACTTCCTGCCCCACGATGGCTCACACGGCGACTTCAAGACGGGGCAGACAGCCCAGCAGATCCTCGAGGACCTGAACCGGGAGGTAGAGGTGCTGGACCGGTTCGGGCTGGAGGCCGGCATCCGCATTGCCCGCGGCATCTTCAGCCAGGCCTACATCGACACCTCGAAGGGCGCGCGGCTGCTTGAGTGCCTGAGCAAGTACCGCCGGCAGATCGATCCCCGCACGCAGGAGCCCGGCGCGCCGCTGCACGATGAGTTCTCCCACGGCGCGGACGTGTGGCGGTACATCGGCATGGCTTTGCCGCGGATGGACAACAGCGTGATGCGCCAGAGCTCGTCCCAGGTGAAGCGCCGCGGCAGCGGAATGGCACGGTGATTTCCGTACCAAGCCTGCCATCTTGCCGGCCATGCCTGCATGTATCGACCTGCGCAAAGCGCACCTGCACCGCCAGCACGGCGACCTGATGGCGATCTACACCTGGATCAACGGCGAGCGCGCCCTGGTCCTGATACCGCACCTGCGCCCGGGGGCTCCCTGGTACGTGGTGCTGGACAGCGCCGCCTACCGCTACGACAACCCGGCCTACCTGGCGAAGCAGTGCCGGGTGGCATGCGATGTTCTCGGCATCGAGCCGTCCCGTCCCAACTGGGTGCGCGTGGCGACCATCATCCACGAAGGGCTGCCCGACCTGATCAAGATGCCCAGCGAGCCCAGTTGGGAGAGGGCGGGCCGCGAAATCGGCACGCTGGTGGCAAAGCTCGATGGGCGGGAGATCGCGACCGAGGCCGTGACGGTCGGAGACCAGGGGGCGGAGTATGTCCGCGCTTGAGATCCGCTTCACCCGCCGTGGCGGGGTCGGCGATCACGTCCTGAACGACGCACCCCTGCAGTTCGACCAGGACACGGACGCTGCCCCGCCGCACAAGCTCGACGGGCCGGCCGCGCGAGACACGCTGCGCAAGTGCCTGGGCTGGTACTACCGCGAGCGCGACATCCAGGCCGCGAATCGGCTGGACATGGCGATCGATGCGGACATGTACGACGGCGAGCAGTGGGACCCGGCCGACGCTGCCGTGCTGGAAGACCGCGGCCAGATGCCGCTGGTCTTTAACGAGATCGCGCCCATGGTGGACTGGCTGATCGGCACCGAGCGCCGTGCACGCGTGGACTGGACCATCCTGCCGCGGACGGAAGACGCGGTGCAGCTGGCCGACGTGAAAACGAAAGTCATGAAGTACGTCCAGGACGTGAACCGCAGCACCTTCGCGCGGTCGCGGGCTTTCGAGGATGCCGTGAAGGTCGGGGTGGGCTGGCTGGATTGCGGCGTGCGCAACGACCCGACCAAGGACATCATCTACGACAAGTACGAGGACTGGCGCAACGTCCTGTGGGACAGCATGTCCATCGAGCCGGACCTGAGCGACGGCCGGTACATCTTCCGCACCAGGTGGGTGGATGAGGACGTGGCGGCGGCCATGTACCCCGAGCGTGCCGATGTCGTGCGCCGGGCCGTCCAGCAGGACCGCGAGTGGAGCGCCCAGCAGTGGGAGCAGGACGAGTTCTACTACCAGGGCCATTCCAGCCGCAGCAGGGAGGCCGCGGGCGGGTACGCGTCCGGCGGACACAGCGCAGTGGACAGCGAGCCCCGGCGGCGCGTGCGCCTGATCGAATGCCAGTTCCGGATGCCGGCGCAGACGCGCGTGGTGACCAGCGGCCCGTTCAAGGGCTCCGTGGTGGAGGGCTGGGATAGCGCGCTCATGGCGGCCGTGTCGGCGTTCGGCGGTTCCATCGTGGATCGCGTGGTGATGCGCATGCACGTCGCGGTGTTTACGGAAGGCCACCTCTTGGCGTTGGGCCCGATGCCCATGCGGCACAACAGCTTCAGCCTCACGCCCATCTGGTGCTACCGGCGCGGTCGGGACCGCATGCCCTACGGGGTGGTGCGCCGCGTGCGCGACCTGCAGATGGACATGAACAAGCGCGCCTCCAAGGCGCTCTTCCTGCTGAACACCAATCAGATCTTCGCCGAGAAGGGTGCGGTGGACGACATCGCGGAAGCCCGCGAGGAAGTGAACCAGCCTGACGGTACCGTCATCTACAAGGCCGGGAAGAAATTCGAGGTCCACCGCGACAGCGAGATGGCCACCGGCCAGGTGCAGATGATGACCCTCGACGCACAGGCGATCCAGCGGAACGCCGGCATCAGCAATGAAAACCTCGGCCGGCAGACCAATGCCAGCAGCGGTGAGGCCATCAAGGCCCGCCAGACGCAGGGCTCCGTCGTGACTACGCAGCCCTTCGACAACCTGCGCTTCTCGACGCAGGTGCATGGCGAAAAGATGCTCTCCCTCGTGGAGCAGTGGTACACGGAAGAAAAGGTGATCCGCCTGTCCGGGCACAAGGGGCAGCTGGAGTGGGTCAAGGTCAACACGCCCGAGCAGCAGCCGGACGGCTCGATCCGTTACCTCAACGACATCACCGCCAGCATCGCGGATTTCGTCGTGTCCGAGCAGGACTATGCCGGAACGCTGCGGCAGGAGATGTTCAATTCCATGCTGGGACTCGCCGGCCGCATGGACCCGACCACTGCCATGCGGCTGATGACCATGGCCATGGACTACTCCGACCTGCCCAACCACGAGCAGATGGCGGACGAGATGCGCAAGCTGACCGGCGAGCGCGATCCGAACAAGCCCCTTACGCCCGAGGAGCAGCAGCAGATGCAGCAGCAGATGCAGGCCCAAGCCGAGGCCCTGCAGATGCAGCAGGCGGCCGCGCGCGCGGCGCTGGACGAGCAGCTGGCGAAGGTGCGCGAGATCAACGCCCGCGCCGAGAAGCTGGAAGCCGAGGCCGAACATCTGCGCTCCGGCGGCGAAGCGGCGCAGGCCCAGCAGCTTGAGGGCGTGGCCGCCACCGTGCGCCGCGATGCGGACATGGAGCTGGACAACGTGCGCCGCCAACTCGCCAAGACCCAGGCCGATCTGGCCAACAAGACGCTGCAGATCAAGGCGAACGGGGACGTGCGCCTCCAGGTCGCGCGCATCGAAGCCGACTCGCGCGAGCGCGTGGCAGAGATTCAGGCAGCGAGCAAAGAACGCCTCACGGCGATGGGCGACCGCCTGGCCCAGTACGAGCAGCAGGCACCAACCCCAGCGAATGAAGAGGCGACACAGTGATGGAACGAGCAGACATCAGCATGCCGGTGGTAAAGGCCGGCAGCGCACTTGCCGCAGCAGCGGCTGCAAAGGCGGATGTGGTTGACCGCATCTCCCCGGTGGTCAGCGGCCCCGGCCCTGACGCGTGGGCAGCCGTCAACGCCATCCCCTGGGGGACGGTCGCGAGCATCGTGGCGGTGATCTACACCCTGCTGCTCACGGCCGAATGGCTGTGGAAGAAGGTCGTGCGGCCGATCGCCGAGCGGCGCCGGTGGGTCAAGCCCCGGAAGCGCTACATCATCACGCTCGATGACCTGCAGGAGCAGCAGGACACGGACCGGGCGCCGCTGTGATGTCCCGCATCCCACCCCAGCTCGCGCAGAAGCTGGCAGCCCTGGTGCTGCTGGCCGGCCTGGGCGGCGGCACCTACGTCGCCCAGCAGGCCACCGAAACCGCGCAGCGCAACGAGTATGTGCAGGCCGTGGCATCTGACTCCGGCACGTCGCCGGCCGTCAAGATCGCCATGGTGATGGGCTCGGAATACGAATCGAGCGGGCGGCACATCGGCACTCCCTACATCGACCGCGCCGGCCGCGGGCAGCCGCTGACCGTGTGCAACGGCGTCACCGGCCCGGAGGTGGACGCCTCGCGCTACTACAACCCCGCCGACTGCTACCAGCTGGAGCGCGCCCGGTACATCCAGGCTGAGCGCGACGCCGCGCGGCTGCTGCGGCACTGGGCCACCTACGACCCTTTCGCCCAGGCCACGTTCATCGACTTCACCTGGAACAAGGGGCCGCAGGCGCTGGAGGCGAGCACCATGCGCGCAAAGGCCAACCGCGGCGACCTCGTGGGCGCTTGCCGCGAGAACCCCAAGTGGAACAGGGGCACCGTGCGCGGGGTGTCCACCGTGCTGCCGGGGCTGCAGCTGCGCGGTGACAGCAACGACGAGATCTGCCGGGAATGGAGTTTGACCCCATGAAGAACTTTGCGATCACTGTGTGCGCTGCCCTGGCGCTCTCGGCTTGCACGATCGTGCCCACCAGCACAGCCACCCAGGCCTGCAACCTGCTGCAGATCGCGGCCAACGAAGCGGACATGGCGCCGTCCTGGTACACCGGCGCGGGCGCCGTGCTCGAGCGGTGCGGGCAGCAGGGCGCCCGAGCCGATGGAGAGCGCCGGGCGTGCTTCGCCTCTGCCGGCGCAGGCTATCGAGACAGGAAGGACTGCGAGGCGATGCCATGACGCCGCTGCAGATCATCCTGCTGGTCAGCCTGGCGGCCAATGGCCTGCTCGGATGGGCGTACCTGGGCGAGCGCGACGATGCGACCGAGGCGCGCGCGGCGGTGTCCGCCAAGGACCAAGAGCTGGCGGGCGTGCGCGGTGCGGCCGAAGCCTGCAGCACCAGGGTGGACGAGCTGCGCACTCTGGCAAACAAGCGCGCTCAAGAGGCGGCGTCAGCCCGGCGCGCGGCAGCTGACCGTGCCGCCCAGCACAACCAGCAAGCCGACGCGATCCTGGCCGCGCCCTCGGCCGTACCCGGCGATGCCTGCGCCAGCGCCCAGCACCGGGTGGACACCTGGCTGCAGGGGAGAACGCGGCCATGAGAGCGGCCGTCCTTATGCTGGCGGCGTTGCTGGCTGGCTGCGCGGGCACGACGCGCGTCGAAACCGTGAAGGTACGGGTGCCTGTGCCCGTCGAGTGCCGCGAGCCGGTGCCGGCCCGCCCGGCCATGCCAACTGAGGCGCTGCGGCCCGGGGTGACGGTGGAAGATTTTGCCCGCGCCGCCATGGCGGAGATCGAGCGGCGCGAGGGGTATGAGGGGCAGCTGCTGGTGGCGCTGGAGGCGTGCCGGGCGCTAACTCACTAACGCCGTAGCGCTCAATTAATTTAGCTCATACTTCAGTGTAAAGATACTCATGCAGTTGTGTCATTCCGCGTTGGCCTGCGGTACCGAGGTCTACTCGATCCATGCCAACTTGAAAATGCGCGTATTTAATTCTGTAATTGCTTAGGATCTTTAAAGTCAGGTAACGAATCCAGGTATGAGGTGCGCAGCAACAAGAACGGACGCTCTATTAGATAATATGTCATTGCTGACATGAGAACAAGCACTGGCAAGACGCCGAGAGCACCAAAAATTAATGCGTTAAAAACACCTGTCGTTTCCCAGCCGGCCGCCGAAAAAGCTTTGTTTGTAATCAAAATTGCGAAGTGTTGATTAAGGTACAAAGAGTAACTCAATGCTCCAAGAAAAGCTAAAGATTTATCGAAAAATTTGGGAATGGGAATATTTACGCTCAGATAGGAGGCAGTGAGAAATGCATAAAAAAGGCCTTCAAGAAAAGGCCAGTACACCCAAACTGATGAGCTGGTTGGATAGCCCCCGATATTGTCAAAATATCCTCCCATCTCATCAAATTTGTGAAAAATAACTATCCACGCTACTATAAGTGAAGCAAAAAGGAAACGTGAGGTGAACAGATCGCTACGCCTCTTTGCGACTTCGCAGGCGATCATGCCTAGTAGGAATTGATCAATCCGACCAAAGATGGTCGAATAAGCCAAATCCTGCACTGTTCCAATTGTGAGCCAAACAGTCCAGCGTAAGAATACTGAAAGAGCCAACATCCCTATTAAATAACGTAGACCATATTCCCGGCTAAAAAACAATAAGAATGGAAGCAATAAGTAAAATTGAAATTCCACGATAATTGTCCATCCATTGCCCGGCACTGTTCCCTTATTTAGCAAGCTTGCAATGGCAAAAAATAGCTTGGACGGATCAATATCTGCTATGTAAAAATAAAGAAGCGTCCAGAATATAAAAAGTGGAGCAATTCTAAGAAGTCGGTTCCTAATGAAGTGGGCGTAGTTTACGTTGTGATTGCTGCACAACATCCAGAAAATATAACCACTCAACACCATGAAAAGTGCGACTCCGGTGTGTCCTTCCTGCAGGAAACTAAGGGGCCAAAAACTCGGGACGTCTGCAGAGGGCGCCTGTCGATTATGTCGCAACACATGCCAAAACAGCACCATCAAAGCGGCAATTAAACGAAGGTGATCGATTCGAGAAAAATATTTTGAATTACTCGATTTCATTATTTGTTTGTTTTTAATTTCAAGTGGTACGCGCGGGAAAGTTTTATTTTAGCTACTTGTCATATTGGTGGATATTTTCTTGTAGGGCAGTTCCTGGTAATTTGTCGTTAATTACTGGTAACAAGTTTTTGTAGCGTAGCCTGTTTGAGTTTTTTAGGAAGTTCCGCAATAATAGGTAATCAATACAATCTTTAGGTTCTTTTCAGGGCTGCTCCGGGGGGCACCGTCATTACATCGCCCCGCTTTCATAGCAGCGTCAACGCCGTAGTCCGTGCGCGGTGAAGAGGGTGATTCTCGATCAGCCCGCGGCGTTAGCCGGCAGAACGGGGTGCGAGCCTTGATGCTCCCAACACTGAACGTCGTCGGTAGGAGCATAGCCGCATGCCGACTGCATGGACGAGTGCCTGCGACCCCCGCCTACTTCGCGCTCGGCAAGGGGTGCGCCCTCTCGGGTGAGGGCAGCTGCGAAGCGTGTCAGTGACGCGGCTTTGGCTGGAGGCGAAACCTGAACGGCGGTTGCCGCCGTACCAAGCCTGCCATCTTCGCCGTCACCACAACCAATGCAGCACACACCATGACCATGGACAAGGACGACGACCGCCTCCGCCTGCTCTCCGACGCCGAGCGCGCGGCGATGGAAGGCGACGACTACGACCCCGAGGAGGACAACGACGCTGCACTGCGTGAGATTGGCCGCGGCGAGCTGGACGACGACGATGACGGGGGCGATGGCGAGGAAGGTGGCGAGCAGGGCCACGCTGCCGCACCTGCCCCCGCCCAGGCTGCAGTCACTTCGCCTGCCCCGGCTCCTGCATCCGCGGAGGTGGATGCACCCGCGCCCGCTGCAGCGCCTGCAGAGGACGCTGCGGCAGCCCCCGGCGCTCGGCCCGCGCCGGCCCCGCATCCCACCTACAAGGCCGAGCTGCCGGCGGACTACGACGCGCAGGTGGCCGCCAACAAGGCCGCGCTGACCGACTTGCGGAAGAAGTTCGATGACGGCGAGGTGGACGCCGCCGAATACCACACCAAGCTGGACGAACTGCAGGAGCAGCGCGCGGATCTGCGCGAAGCCAAGACCCGTGCCCAGGTCGCGAGCGAGATGCAAGAGCAGGCCGAGGCGGGCGCCTGGCTGTCGGCCATCAACACGTTCGTCGCCGACGCCGCGACGAAGCCGGAGCTGGGCTTGGTGGACTATGCGAAGGATCAGGCGAAGGCGGCCGACCTGGACGTGTTCGTGAAGGCCCTGGCTGCAGCTCCGGAGAACGCCGCGAAGCCGCATCGCTGGTTCCTCGAGGAAGGCCACCGCCGCGTGGTTGCACTGCACGGCATCGCCACCGCGAAGCCTGCGGCAGCAGCCCCTGCGACGCGCAAGCCTGACACCAGTGTGGTGGTCACCAACCTGGCCGACCTGCCGGGCGGCGGCGGTGACGCCGATCCGGTCGGCGACGAGTTCGCCGAGCTGGACAAGCTGACCGGCCTGGACTACGAGCGCGAGCTGGGCCGCCTGTCGCCCGAGAAGCGCGAACGCTATCTGAGGGGCTGATGACCACCGCCAACACCTCACAAGACACCCTGCGCCGCGTCCACCTGGAGCTGCGCACCGGGGACGTTCTCGAGCTGCCGGGCGTGGTGATCCAGATGGTGGAGAAGTCCGGCCAGACCGCGCGCATGGTGGTATGCGCCGCGCCGGAAATCTCCTTCAAGAAGGTGCCGGCCCGTACCAAGCCTGCCATCGTGAAGGCCTGAAGTTTTTTCAACCGGGGCGCTGGAGTGCTCGCATCCTCTCTAGGAGCATTCCATGGGCAAAACCAGCACGGGCGTGAACAGCCCGCGTGCCGTCAAGCGCTTCTCGGGCGACTTGGCGCTCGATGTTTCTCAGCAGTCCTATTTCGGCCGCCGCTTCGCCGCGGTGGGCCAGGGCGCGAAGACCCCCATCCAGATCCTGACGGACCTGGAATCCGAGGCCGGCGACCTCGTGACCTATGACCTGCTGACCGAACTGCGCATGGCGCCGGTCGAAGGCGACAGCGTGCTGGAAGGCAAGGAAGAAGCGCAGAAGTTCTACACGGACCAGCTGTACATCGACCAGGCCCGCGGCGGTGTGAACACGGGTGGCCGCATGTCGCGCAAGCGCACGCTGCACGACCTGCGCACCCGCGCCAAGGCGCAGCAGGCCAGCTGGTGGGGCCGCTTCCAGGACGAACTGACGTTCACGTACCTGAGCGGAAGCCGCGGCGTGAACGAGAACTTCATCCTGCCGTTCGGCTACACCGGCCGGGCGAACAACCCGCTGACGCCGCCCACTGTGAACCACCAGCTGTTCGGCGGCGACGCGACCAGCACCGGCAACATCGACGCCACCGACAAGATGGCGCTGAAGCTGGTGGGCGATGCCCGCACCCGCGCTGACACGCAGGGCGGCGGCGCCACCAACATCCCGGTGATGCAGCCGTGCTCCGTGGACGGTGAAGACGTGTTCGTGATGGTCATGCACGTCTGGCAGGAAGACGACATGCGCAACGAACTGGGCGCTTCCGGCTGGCTGGAGATCCAGAAGGCGCTCGCCGCGGCCACCGGCATGAAGTCCCCCCTGGTGCGGAACGCCCTGGGCATGCACCGCAACGTGGTGCTGCACTCGCACCGCAACGTCATCCGCCACAGCACCCACGGCGCAGCCGGCAACGTGGCCACGGCGCGCGCTCTCTTCATGGGCTCGCAAGCCGGCGTGATGGCGTTCGGGTCGCCCGGCACCGGCATGCGCTACGGCTGGCACGAGGAAACCCGCGACAACGGGAACCAGGTGGTCATCACGACCAGCTCGATCTTCGGGGTCAAAAAGACGACGTTCGACTGGGAAGGCGTGACCCACGACCAGGGCGTGTTCGCCGTCGAAACGGCCTGCGCGCCGCGCTGAGCCCAAGCCGCACCATCACTATCGAAGGAGTCGAAATGCCTTTCGCAAACAAGAGCCCGCAGCTGGCGGGCTATCAGAACCCCATCACCCCCGGCGGCCCGGAGCAGGTCGTGTGCCGCTGCGGTCAACAGCTCGTCGCGGCCGACCATGTGGCCGGCACGGTGGGCGTCATCGGCGTGCTGCCGGCCGGCACTCTTCCGGCGCACCTGTACGTCCGCGTGCCCACTGCGCTCGGCGCCGGCTTCACCGCGTCCATCGGCATCGCGAACGCCGCGGGCACGGACTTCAGCACGGCCGCCGAGGACGGCGGCGCGGCCTGGGTGGTGGACAACAACACCGGCGCGGCCGGCGGCTACGTGCAGTTCGCGCCTTCCGCCTTCGCCAAGGTGGCGCCCAAGGACTACGACCGCCGCGTGCTCCTGAAGATCACTACCCCCGGCACCGGCACCCCCGCCGGCCTCTTCGCCGTCGATCTGGTGTACGCCAACGCCTGATGTGCTGGCCCGCAAGGGCTTTCCTCCCCGCCTGGGTTATCTCCCGGCGGGGCTTTTTGAATCACGGAGAACAAGATGAAACTCTTCACCATGCTGCCCGCGCGCAAGACCGGCGAATTGATCGCCCGCCTCGCTGACGGCGCCGTCTACACCTTCCGCGGCGTGCCGCTGTCGGCCGAGGTCGAAGACGAAGACCACGCGGACGAATTGCAGGCGAATGGCTTCCTGACGGAGGAAGACTTCGAGGCCGAGCACGAATTCCAGAAGCGTGCCGCGCAGCGCGCTGCGCGCCTGGCCGCACGGGAGGGCTCGAAGGGGAACGCCGGCACGTTCTCGCCGACTTTCGGCGGCGGCACCGACGAAGACGACGATGCGGGCAGCGACCTGGCGGACGCCGGTACCGGGCTGCCGCTGGAAGGCAACACCCCGCCCACGGGCCGCGTGCGCCGCGCCAGCAAGTCCGACGTGGTGAAGGGCTGACGCGCCATGGCATCGTGGGACAACTGGATGCCCGAGCTGGTGCTGGCTGCTCCCACGGCGCCCGTGCCGCTCATCTACCTGTGCGTCAACCGGGCCGCCCGCCAGTTCCTGCGCAAGACGCGCGCGTGGCAGGAATGGCTGGAGCCGGTGGAGGTGACGGGCGCGCCCTTCGCCGAATACTCGTTCGAGCTGCCCCAAGGCGCGGAGCTGAGGCGGATCGAGGCGGCCACGCTGGACGGCAAGCCCCTGGAGGTGGCGAAGGAGGGTAGCCTGCCGGCCGACCCCTGGCGGCATGCGCGGGGAGGCTGCGCCTACCTCGTGACCTCCGACCTGGCCTCCTTCACGGTGGGCGCGCTCGGGGCGGGCGGCACCGTACAGGTGCGGGCTTCGCTCATCCCGTCCACGCGCGGCACCAACGTGCCCGACAGCGTGGCGCGGCTCTACCACGAAGCCATCCGCGACGGCGCGAAGGCGGAGCTGCTGGCCACCGCCGGCACCGACTACTACCGGCCCGACCAGGCCGCCGTGGCGCTGGCGCTGTTCAACGCCGCGATCGATGACGCTACCACCGACGTGTGGCGGTCGCACACGGCGAGCACGCCGCGGGGGAGGGCGCAATGGCTCTGAACGTGAAGCAGCTGCTGGACGACGTGGCGCGCGAGCTGCAGGACAAAGGGAACGTTCGCTGGACGCGCTCGGACCTGCTCGACTTCTTTAACGCGGCCCAGCGCGCCTTTTCGGAGTACCGGCCCGACCAGCTGGCGCAGGACCGCGAGCTGGTGCTGGCCGCCGGCTGGCGGCAGGAGCTGCCGGCAGACGTGCTGACCCTCATCGACATCACCAACAACGCCAACACCGCACAGCGCCGCATCACGAAGACCGCGCTGTGGACGCTGGACGCCGTGGCCGGCGCGTGGCGCTCGCAGACGCCCGCGCTGGAGGTGCAGCACTTCATGCACGACATGCGCACGCCGCGGGAGTACTTGGTGTACCCGCCGGCCCGCGTGGGTGTGAAGGTGCGCGCGGTGGTGGCGCCGGCTGCCGTGGATCTGGCGGACGAGAGCGCATCGCCGTGGGTGCCGGCCCGCTGGCTCGATGCGCTGCGCCACTTCATGCTCTTCCGGGCCTGGTCCGTGGACGGTGAGTTCGCCGGCAACCAGGCGCTGGCCGCCGCGCACCTTGAACTGTTCCAGGGCGCGCTCGGCGTCCAGGTCAAGGCTTCCAACGAGGTGGCGCCGACCATGTGACAAGCCTGCCATCCTGGCGGGAAATTTCTGCAACCGGGGCGCTGGAGTGCTCGAAACCACAGGAGGCCTCCATGGCCGGTTTCTCCAACTCTCTCGCCAACGCGATCATCAACGCGACGCTCCGCCAGCAGGCGTTTCCCGCCATCCGCACGCCTTACTTCGCGCTCTTCACGTCGGATCCCACCGACGCGTTCACTGCGGGGACGGAGGTCAATGCGGCGTGGTATCGCCGCGTGCCCACCGGCGCGTTCGCCGCTCCGGTCAACGGCGGCTCCTACAACGCCGTGCGTGCCGCGTTCCCGCCCGTGACCGGCGCCCAGACGACGGTGACGCACATCGGCATCGTGGAGGGCGATTCCCTCAACGATCCCACCGCGACGCTCATGTACTCCGAGGCGCTGCCGGCGCCGCGCACGCTGCAGATCAACGACGTTTTCGTCGTGGACAGCCAGGCGCTCGCAGGCGACTTCGCCCTGCAGCTGCTGTAACCGCGGCGGGGCGGCTGCGTGAATCGGGGCAAGTTCAACGGGTTCGCCATCAACGGTCCCGCAGGGGACCAGGTGGTGCGCGTTCGCGTGGACGCGCGCGGCTTTGCGCGCATCCGCTCCGGCGGGCGGGTGCTCGCCTACGCGCGCATCCAGAGCGAGCCCGCCGCCAGCTTCGCAGGGCACCTGGGCCGGGTCGAGGCGCACATCCGCGCCGATGCCATGGCGCGGGCAGCGGTCCTGGGGGCTCTCGGCCACGCGGAGGTTCACGGCCTGATCGCCGCGCGTGGCCGCGCGGTCATCAAGGTGACGCTGCCGCCCGTGCGGTCGGCGGTGCCAGCGAAGGCGCGCGCGAACATTGGGCTCCGTGCGCATGTCCTGGCGCGCGGAGCGGCTTCGGTGGCGGCCCGCGCGAAGCTGTCGCAGTCCACATACCTGGAGCGCCGCGGCCCCGTTCGCGCCCACCCTGCCACGGGCATCACGGCGGACGGCACGGTTTACGCCCGGCGCCAGGTTCGATCGCCCCTCAATGCCAAGGCCCAGGCCTTCATCGTGACGCGCACGCGGACCTCCGCGCGGCTGGCCGTGCTGCTGCGCGCCTCGGCCAGCGTGACGCCTCGTGGCTATGTCGCAGCTCGCGCGCCGCTGGCCACGCAGGGGAGGGCGGTCATTGAGATCGACCCGGCCGTGTTCAAGCAGCTGCCGTTCGACGAGCCCGCACCCGATTCGCGCACGTTCTCCGTGCCGCCCGCCATGACCACCTTCCATGTGACCGACCAGGGCACCAGCATGTTCAGAGCCAGCCCCCCGCAACAACCTGCCGACGTGCAGGACTACGACATCGAGTTTGCCGAGTGGTTTCCCCCCGGCGATGAGGTCTTGGCCGTGGCGCTCAAGGTAGCGCCCGCCATGCCCATGCCACCCAGCTACGCGATCAACGCTCAGCGTGTGAAGGTGTGGGTGTACGCGGGCGGCAAGAGCGGCACCAAGTACCAGATCACCGTGACGGCGACCACGAGCGATGGCCGCGTCAAGGAGGTGGAGCTGGTCGTACCCATCAAGGAGCAGTGACATGCCCCAGCTCTACCTCAACAACTTCACCACGCAGTTCATCGCGTCCGTCAAGGCCGCGCCGGCCACGGCCAACCCGGCGAGCGAACTCGACTACGGTGTGCTGCGCGTGTCCGATGGCGCGGCCGGAACGCTCATCAACCCGCCGGCGGGCAGCTGGTACGTGCTCACGGCCTTCAAGCGAGCTGGCACCCTGGAGTCGGACTACGAGATCCTGCGCGTCACCGGGGTGGATAACTCTGTGGTGGGCGAGTGCCGCCTGACCGTGCTGCGCGGGCAGGAAGGCACCACGCCGCGGGCCTACGTGTCCGGCGACCTGGTGGAACTGCGGCTCACGGCCGGCGGCATCAGCCAGTACGCCCAGACCACCGACCCGCGCATGTCCGATTCGCGTACGCCCACCGGGGCCGCGGGCGGCGTGCTTTCGGGCAGCTATCCGAATCCGGGGTTCGCCCAGCCCATGGCCACCGTCGCCCAGATGGAGGGCAAGGTGGAGAAGGTGGCCGGCAAGGGCCTGAGCGACAACGACTACACGAACGCCGATGTGGCCAAGCTCGCCGGGGTCGCGGAGCAAGCCACCAAGAACGCGCCGGACTCCCAGTTGCGCGACCGCAGCACCCATACCGGCGTGCAGGCGATCAGTACCGTGACGGACCTGCAGGCGAGCCTCGATGCCAAGGAGCCCGTGATCGCTGCGGGCTCGGGCGGCCAGTACTGGCGCGGGGACAAGACGTGGAGGGACTTCGGAGCGGACGTGCGCGCCTCTGTCCTGACGGGCCTGAGCACGGCCGCCGCCACCGTCATCGCAGCGGCCGATTCGGTGCTGGTGGCGCTGGGCAAGCTGCAGGGCCAGATTTCTGCGCACATTGGGGCCGGCGGTGGCGCGCATCCTGTGGCCAGCACCGGCGCGGCTGGCTTTCTTTCGGCCGACGACAAGACCAAGCTGGACGGCGTGGGCTACGGCGCCACGGCGAACGCCGCCGATGCGCAACTCCGGGACCGGGCAACCCATACCGGGACACAGGCAATCGCCACTGTTGCGGGCCTGCAGACTGCGCTGGACAACGCAGCGACCAGTGCAAACGAGATTATCAACGGCGGCTTTGAAATCGATCAGTTTGCAATTGGCGCCCAAACCTTGGCCAGTGGGACCTACTCGCGGTTCATCGACAGATTTACAGCATTCCGCACTGGCGGCGGGACCGTTGTGGTTTCTGTTGTCGAGCAGAACGGCGTCGAGGGGACAGGAAAAGCCGTGCAGATTGCGATCACTGCAGCGACCGGCACTCCAGGAAATGGGGATTTGCTGGTTTTTGAGACAGCTTTGGAAGGCTATGCGACTGCACGCTACCGCTGGGGAACTGCACAAGGCCGCCCAGTTGAAATTGGGGTTACCCTCGACACGGCTGCGGCCGGCACTTACTTCCTGACCCTACGCAACTACGATTTCACACAGTCGTGCGTATTTCCTCTTGTCCACACGGGTAGCGGTGTAGAGCGCTTCACCGTCAGTGTTCCGGCGCCTGCAAATGGAACGTGGAATTCGACCAATGGAACCGGGCTACGTGTAGGGGTGACGATCCAGGCGGCGGCAACGTTTCGGACGGCAACAATCGGTGCGTGGGTGTCTGGAAATTTCTTGGCAGGCAATGCAATCAGCAACATCGGCAGTGCTTCACCGGCTACGGTGCGGGTTACTGCCATTTGCCTGTCTGCACCTGGGCGCAGCCGGTATGTGCCACGCCCTTATGCGCAGGAACTGGCGCTGTGCCAGCGCTACCGCAACCAGTTTATGGGGTCCGGTGGAGGTGCGGCGTTCCCCGCGCGGGGGGCACCCGGCGGGGGATCAGCCATCTATTTCAGTATGCCGTGGCCCGTCGAGATGAGAGCAGCGCCATCGGTTTCCATGGTGGGTGCATGGGTCACCGGGAACTGCGGCCAGCCCGCTCCTAGCTCTGTCAGCAAGTCACACGTAACCTTGTTTGCCAACGCCGCAGCCGCTGGGGATGCCTACTTCTTCTCGACCGCGACCAACGTCGGATTTGTTGCCGACGCGGACATTTACTAATGACGACGCCTTACGCCCTTACGGCCACCAAAGCGGTGCTCTACACCGATAACGATGGCGCCATATGGTCAGTCCCGGCTGATCCTGACAACAAGATGCGCCGAGCGTTCGACGCATGGTGCGAGGCTGGCGGAGTGCCGGCCCCATACGTTCCGCCGCGAACTCGCGTGCCGGCGAGCGTGTCTATGGCCCAAGCACGCCACGCGCTACTCGAGGCGGGCCTGCTGGTCGCGGTCAACGCCGCCATCGATGCGATGCCGGAGCCTCAGCGGTCGGTGGCCAAAATCGATTGGCAGTTTCGCGCCACCGTTGAGCGCGCTTCGACATTGGTGCAGCAACTGGGTCCGGCAATAGGGCTGGATGATGCGGGGCTGGATGCGCTGTTCATCCGGGCGGCCGCTCTATGACCTGAGTCCGCGCGTGCCAAGCCTGCCAGATTGGCGGGCATGACGATCTACCGCCTGGCCGCGTTCGGCGGCGAAGCCCCCAGCGTTTCCGATCGCGCCCTGGGCAGCGACCTCGCGCGGGTGAATGAAAACCTCTTCCTGCCCAGTGGCGAGTTCTGGCCCATGGCCGCCGACCGCCGGCACTCGGCCTGCGTGGCCGGCGCGCGCACGCTGCACCGCATGGCGCGCAACGCGAACGGCGAGGTGGTCAAGGACCCAGCCGCAGCCATCCGGTCCTACGCGCAGGAGCTGTCCTTCGTGAAGGGCCAGATCAACGACGAGGCCACGGAGCGCACCTACTTCACCACCGACGACGGCAGCGCCCGTCCTCGCGTGGTGGACGCGCGCGGCAACGACCGGCTGCTGGGCGTGGCCCGGCCGGTGAAGCCGACCGTGAAGCTGCAGGTGGTGGACGAGTTCACGCCCGAGGAGGCGCGGACATGGCTCTATGGCGACCTGGCGCAGCTGATGCTGGACGACCTGCTCGCCACGTTCGTGAAAGCGGAGGGGAACCAGGAGGCCGTGCGGTGGGACGCCGCGGGCAAGGCCCACACCGGCCCCAGCTCGAGCTACGGGCTCTCGCTGTCCACCGCCGTGGGCGGCGGCGTGGCGCCGGGCAACCTCTACGCCGTGGTGACGACTGCGCGCGCGACCGCAACCCAGATGGACATGACCCGCCTGGGCGCCACACGGACCGGTGGGGGCTGGGCCGTGCCGGTGGCTGCCATGCCGGCGAGCTACCCGCTGCGCCGCGAGGCACTGCTGGAAGCGCTGCAGCTGCACGAATTCCCATCCATCGCGGGCGAGCGCGCGGGCGAGACGGTGCTGACGGCGGACCTGGCGGGCAAGGTGGCGGACCTGGCGGAGAAGGCGGTGGCCCCCGGCGCGGAGTGCGCGGCCGCCCGCTCCGAGCTGGACAAGCTGGTGAAGGAATTCGCGACCCTGGCGCTGGAGAAAAGCTGGGCCGCGCCTGCCTCCGCGCCGGTGCGGCCGAAAGAGCCGTCCGTGCCGCAATACCAGTCCACGGGCGGCGACAGCACCGAGCTCGTGGAGTCGTCGGCCTGGATCCAGTACCGCAAGGATCTGGAGGCCTACTTCCTGGCGCTCGAGACGTACACCTCCGGGAAGGATGCGGCATCCACCCAGGCCGCGAGCCTGAACGCGCGGCTGGTGGAGATCCAGCAGCGGTGCACCACGCTGGTGGCGAGCATCCAGACCCAGCTGACCAGCCAGTTCACGGCGCTGACCAAGGACGTGGCGGTGGTGGGCACCTGGGTGGACAAGCTGGGCGGCGTGGCGAAGCTGGCCGGCGAGACGGTGGACCGCGTGGTGTCCTCGCGCTACTACGTCGTGGCCTTCGTCACCGACTGGGGCGAAGAATCGGAGCCGTCGCCGCTGTCCGACCTGCTGGAGGCGGACGCGAACGACACGGTGACGGTGCAGCGGCCCAGGCTCATGACGGGGGAGAGCTACGCGGAGCGGTTCATCACGAGATGGCGGCTGTACCGCAGCAACACGTCCGGGACCGCAGCGGCTTGGCAGCTGGTTCAGGAAATGCCCATCGCGGTAGCAGCCTTTCTGGACGACAAGGCAAGCGAGGAGCTGGAGAGCCTGCAGCCGCAGTTCGCCTGGGCGGCGCCGCCGTATCGCATGGACGGCCAATTCGATGGCGAGCTGAAGCCCAGCGTGGGCGCCAACCCCTACCTGCGGGGGCTGGTGGGCATGCCCAACGGGATCATGGCCGGATTCATCGACAACACGGTGGCGTTCTGCGAACCCTACGTGCCCTACGCCTGGCCGGTGGAATACCAGGTCACGACCGAATTCCCCGTGGTGGGCATGGCCGTGTTCGACCAGACGCTGTTCGTAGGCACGGCCGGCAATCCCTACTTCATCACCGGCGCGCACTCGGCCTCCATGTCGGCCCAGCGGCTCGATAGCAACCAGGCGTGCGCCTCGCGCCGGTCTGTGGTGGGCGTGCAGGGTGGGGTGCTCTACGCGTCGCCGGACGGGCTGTGCCTGGCGAGCGCCCGTGGCGTGGAGGTGGTGTCCCGGCAGCTGATCGCGCGCAAGGACTGGCAGGCCATGCAGCCGGCCAGCATGTTCGCGGCCGAACACGAAGGCGTCTACTACCTGTTCTACGCGGGCGCGGGCGGCGGTTGCCTCGCGTGCAACATGCAGGACGGCATGAAGCTGGGCCGCATCGACCTGTCGGGCTCGGCCGTGTGGGTGGACAAGCTCAACGACCTGATGTACCTGGCCCGGGGCTCGGACATCCTCGAGTGCTTCACCGGCGGGGCCGGCCGCGCGGGCCGGTGGCGCACGGGGATCGCCACGCAGCCGCGCCAGCAGCCGCTCGCGTGGGCGAAGGTCTACGGCCAGCAGGACGACGCGCACCCCATCACGCTGCGACTGTGGGGCGACGGCGTGCTGCAGCACACGGCCACGTTCACGAACCTGCAGCCCCAGCGGCTGCCGCCGGGGCGGTGGCTCGAGCACCAGGTGGAGATCCAGGGCGCCGCGCGTGTCACGTCCGTGGTGCTGTGCTCGACCTCCGCGGAGCTGCGGGGTCTATGACGAACAGCCGCAAGATCGACACGGGCGCGGCTCGCCTTCCGGGCCTGCCGCGGTTCAACGCCCAGGACAAGGAGCTGGCCAACTGGGCGCAGGCCGTAACCGAGCACCTGGAGGTGCGCGCGGGCGCGCGCGGCAACGAATTCGACAGCGGCGTGACGCTGCGCGAGCTGCGCGACGCGATGGGTGGGATCCAGGGGCTGGTGGACATCCTCGACAAGGACCGCAAGCCCGGCCCGGGAGAAACGGTGATCGACCTGGGCGGCGGGCTGTCGGCCACCGTGCAGATCGAGCGCTTCGCCCGGTCCATCATCGATTCCCAGCTGTTCCGCTCCCTCATCAAGACGCTGGACGACCCCACGCGGTTCGACCACCTTGCGAAGGAGATCCGCGACGAGCTGGTGCGCTCGATCGCCGACGAGGCCGCCAAGCGCGGTGCGGAGGTGCGCGACCTGGAGACCATCGTGCAGACGAACGAGCGCAGCTTCGCGCGCCAGGTGCGCGAGGTGACGGCCAGCCTCCAACAGGCCAGCGCCGGCATCCGCGCCACGCAGGCGGCGTGGAGCGACGGCCAGCGCGCCATGGCCACCAACGTGCTGCAGCTGCAGGCCTCGCTTGGGAAGTACTATCGCGACGGCACGCCCGGGCGCGCGAGCCTCGAGCAGGAAATGACTGTGCTCGCCAGCTACTCGGACGGGCTGCGCGCGCAGTACACGTTCAAGGTGCAGGCCGGCGGGGCACTCGCCGGCTTTGGAATCGCGGCGGAGGAGCGAGATGGCCAGACCACCAGCGCCTTCATCATCCTGGCCGACAAGTTCGCCGTGGTGGCGCCGAACTACAGCGGGGGGCTGCTGCGCACGCCGCGGCCGCAGGACGTGGTGTTCGGGGTGGACGGCAACGGGATCTACCTGCAGGCCAACGTCTATGTGAAGGGCAACCTCCGCGTGGACGGACAGGGCCGCACGCTCGCCGACGGCATGCGGGGCTCCCTGCTGCTCATGGCGAGCGGCAGCGGCTGGAGCGACGCCACGGCCCGGCAAGCCATCTGGCAGGCGCTGGGCTACAGCGGCAGCGCGCCCAACAACAACCACCTGGTGCTGGGCGACGGGGTGACGATCACGGATGGCGGATCCTTCACCCAGACGCGGCACTGGATGGGCTACGCCTGGACCATCCCCGGCGCGGTGCTGAGCGGCGATCTGCTGGTGGACGGCACGGTGGCGGCCCGCAAGGTGGACACGCGAGGGCTGACGGTGCGCGACAACGCCGGCAACGTCATCCTGTCCGCCAACGGCATGGACGCGCAGTGGCTGCGCAACCTGCAGGCGGCCCAGGTGAACGGGCTCGGGGCGCTGGCGCGGCGCGACATGGTGCGCATCGGCGACACCGTGGGCCTGCCCGACGGCTCTGTGATGCAGACCACCGACTTCGTGAACCGGCTGCAGCGCATCACCAGCAACAACATCGGCGTGTTCATGGACACGGCCGCGATCGGCACGGCCTACATCGGGCAGGCCGCCATCGGCACGCTGCAGGTGCAGGGCGGGGCAGTGACGGCTATGTCCTTCGGCGAGTCCGGAGGGTTCGTGGTGCCGGCCGGTGGCAGCGGCGGTGGTGCGGGGCTCTACCTGCCGATGCCGGCGAACTCGTCGGGCATCACGCTCTCGGCCTACGCCGAAGTGAATCCGCTCGGCGGCGACGCCACAGTGGTAGTGCACCTGCGCCGCAACGGCGTGCGGTTCGCGCACGCTGCCACGTCCATGCGCGGGGGCTGGACATCGCAGATCGTCGTGGTGGGCTTCGACGCCCCTTGGTGGGATGCCACCCACTTCTACGACATCGAGGTGGTCAGTCCGAACTCTGGGCCCGGCGCGAATCAGCAGCTGACCGTGGCGCGCACCACCATCACCGCCACAGGAGGAAAACGATGAACCAGCGCCGCTGCGCCGAGCTGCGGGAAGTGCCGGGCTGCCCGGACCTCGCGACCATCTTTCGCATCGCCGACGTGCCGCCGGGCATGGGCAGCCCGGAGGGCTGGGTGGCCGTGGGCGCCGACGTGCTTCCCATGACGCACTACTGGAGCCACGCCGCCGGCGCGCCGGTGCCGTTCCCGCCGCGGCCGGGCCAGGGCCACACGTTCGACTTCGAGCGCTTGGAGTGGGTGCCGGACCCGGCCGAGTTGTGGGGCCACGTCCGCGCGAGGCGAGACGAACTGCTGCGCGCGTGCGACTGGCGGGTGCTGCCGGATGCGCCCACGCCGGCCGACATGCGCCAGGCCTGGCTGGACTACCGGCAGGCGCTGCGCGACGTGACGGGGCAGGGCGACCCGCGTGCGATCGACTGGCCAGCCCCGCCCGGGTAGCCCGTACCAAGCCTGCCACCCTTCGGGCCATGACTGTTCACGCGCTGGAATACGACCTTCGGGCGGTGCTGCCGTTCATGCGCGAGCATATCCCGGGCTTCGCCGCGTGCGAGGGGCAGCAAGCCATCGGCCTGCGCCGCGACGGCGTGCTGGTGGCCGGCGCCGTCTATGAGGGGTTCAACGGCCGGAACCTGTGGGTGCACCTGGCCGGCGCGCCCGGCGCGCGCTGGATGACGCGCGAGTTCCTGCGGGCTGGCTTCGCCTACCCCTTCGTGGTGTGCGGGTGCGAGCGCATCAGCGGCTACGTGCTCGAGAGCAACCTGGCGGCCCAGCGCCTGAATGAACACCTGGGATGGCAGCCCGAGGCCCGGCTGCGCGGCGCGGCGCCCGACGGCGGCGACGTGATTCTGTACGTGATGTGGAAGAAGGATTGCAGGTATGTCTCGCTGGCATCGAACTGATTTCGATCTCCTCCCGGACCAGGCCTTCCGGCCCCGGGCCGGTGGCGGCATGACCGTGGAGGGCGGCAAGGGTGGCGGCACGCCCGCGCCCGACCCGCGGCTGGTGGAAGCCCAGGTACGCCAGCTCGGCGTGCAGGACGATATGGTCCGCCAGATCATCGCGAACACGAACGAGATGGCGCCAATCCAGCGCCAGCAGACCGAGTTCGCGCTGGACACTTCGCGCAAGGCCTGGGAGCAGTCGCAGCAGGATCGCGAGTACGCCCTGGGGCGCCGCGACCAGCTGACCGGCCAGCAGGACCGGATGATCCAGGACGCGGCGACCTTCAACACGGAGGCGAAGCGCGAGGAGCTGGCGGGTCAGGCCGCAGCGGATGTGTCGCAGGCGTACACCGGCGCGCAGCGCACCCAGGCCGCGGAGATGTCGCGCATGGGCATCAATCCTGCGGACGGGAAATACGGCGCCGCAGGCAACGCGCTGGTGGCACAGACGGGGCTCGCACTAACGCAGGCCAAGAACGGCGCGCGCACGGCCGCCCGCGCCGAGGGGCGATCGCTGACCGACCGCGCGAGCAACGCCCTTGCCGGCTATCCCACCATGGGCATGCAGACCACGGCCGCCACGGCCGGCTTCGGCACATCGGGGCAGACCATCGCGACCAACGGGCTGGCGGGGCTGAATTCGGGGTATGGGCAAGCCGCTGGCGCGGCGAATGCGGCAGGTAACAGTGCAGGGAACATGTGGGCCCAGCAGTCGCAGGCGCACCAGCAGTCCCAAGCAAATGGCACCTCAACGACGAACACTGTGCTGGGTGCCGTCGGCACTGGCGTGGCCCTGTTCATCTGATGAGCGCCCCACCCGACGATTTTCTCGCCGCTCTCGCAAAGAGGCTGGAGGGACGGAGGCCGGCGCTGCATTTCAGCGGCGGTAAGGACTCGCTGGCTTGCCTGTACCTTCTTCGAAACCTCGTGGAGGAGGGGCTGCCAGTGTATTGGCTGCACACCGGGGACACCATCCCCGAAACGGTTGCGGTGGTGGAGCAGGTTCGGGGATGGATACCTGACTTCCGTGAGATCCGCAGCGACGTGATGGGGTGGCGCACCGCCAACGGGATGCCCAGCGACGTTACCACTGCTCAATCTAGCTGGATCGGGCGGCAGTACGGCATGAGCGGCGTTTCTCTCGCCAGTCGCATGGATTGCTGCTGGAACAACCTCATGCGGCCCATGCACGAACGCATGCTGGCGGATGGCATAGACCTGGTGATCCGCGGAACCAAGCTGGCCGACACCGGCCAGGTGCCCGATACGGGTGCGGGCGACCCCTACGAGGTGATGTTGCCTCTGCTGGATTGGAGCCACGCGGATGTCTTCGCCTACCTCGAGCAGGTGGGAGTGCCGCGCAACCCGGTATACGACACCTTCCGGGCAATCAGCGCCCCGGAGTGCCTGCACTGCACGGCGTGGTGGGACGACGGCAAGGCCGCATACCTCAAGCAGCGGCACCCCGAGGTGCTGCCGGAATACAGGATTGGCCTGCAGACGATCCGAGCCGAACTGGCAAGGCGGATGCAGGAGTTGGATGATGAACTGAAGGAGTGTGCTTCATGAGCGCAAAGGCAAACGGATTGCTCGCAGGGCAGCAACTCGCGATGAACATGTTCAAGGCGTATCAGCTCGGGAAGGGGATCCAGGAAGAGAACGAGCAGAAAGAGGCGATCGCGGAGATCGCCAAAGCGCAACCCATGGAATCGAAGGGCTTCACGCCCGAGGATGGCCAGCAGCTCGACGCCATCGTGAAGCAGGGCTTCGACAACGTGAGTTTCGATGAGGCCACGAAAGCCTATATTGCGAAGAACACCGCCGGCGAAACGAAGACGGTGCCCATGAGTGGCAACTTCACGGATTACCTGGGCCAGCGGACCCCCGGCCCGATGAGTCGGGAGCAGCAGACCGGTCTGCGCCTGCAGGCTGTCGCCGATGTTGTGGGCCGCACGGACCCTGCCAAGGGAATGCAGATGAGCCTGCAGGCGCAGCAGGGGCTGTTCGCCGCGCGGAAGCAGGGGCGCGAGGAGAAGCAGTGGGCACGCGAGGACAGCGTGGAGCGAATCGACGCGGAGATGGGTGCGAAGCTGAAGCAGGCGCTCGTCGGGCCGGATGGTCAATCGCGCCAAGCCACTGCGGACGACTACCTGGCGAACACGCGGGAACGTGCGCTGGCACTCGCACAAGCGGGTTACGCCAAAGAGGCGGACCAGGCAGCCAAGGATCACATGGCGCAGAGCCACATCCAGATCCAGCTGCAGGCAGCCGAGCGGAAGGAAGCGGCAGGGAAGGCTGCTGCCGCACTGGCTGTGGGCGACTACACCCAGCTGGCCGATGTTTACAACCGGTTCGTGCCCAGCGGCGACAAGGTGACTGGCATCGAGGCGGGGAAGGAAGGCCAGCTGTTGGTTCAGCGCACCGGACTGGACGGGAAGCCCATGCCGCCCATCACGCTCAAAGACCGCGGCGAGGCGCTGGCCATGCTGAAGGCGCTGGACGATCCGATGGCGCTCTACCAATACAGCCAGCACGAGCTGCAGAACCAACTGCGGCTGCGCGCCGAGGCCCGCGCGGACAATGCTGATCGCCGAGCTGACAATGCCGACGGCCGGGCGGCGGCAGCGCACGGCCTGGCCATGGCTGACCGGGGTGAGCGCCTGGCAGAGAAGCGCGAGCTTCGCGACGTGCGCGAGGCGCTGGCCCGTGAAACGGATCCCAACATGACACCGACGCAACTGCGGGGTGTGCGCGTTGGTCTTCTTCAGACGCCAGGCTCCGACACCTCCAAGCTGAAATATGACTTCGACCCGACCAAAGTGCAGAAAGCCTTTGGAGATACGACGATCGACCCGTTGACGGGAAAGGAAAAGGTGAAGCGGAACCTGGAGGAGGAGCAGAAATTCAAGGAGTTCATGGCGGATAACCCCTCCATCCGAGACGTGGATGAAGGGCTCGTGCGGTTCAACCGCGCGAAGGTGCAACAGGACCGCTCCGCGCGCCGAGCGGGCGATACGGTCAAGGCTCAAGTCCGCAACGCAATGTCGCAGGAAAATCTTGCCGCCACGGCCAAGAAATACGGCATGACAGTGGAAGAGGTCGTCAAAGAACTGCAGCAGCGGGGGATTTACAAGTAATCCCCGCGCACACCTACTCGCAAGCGAAGTTCAGCGTGTAGGTGGTGTCGATGCCCAGACGGGTTGCTTCCGATTTTTCGGAAACGACCCGAATGGTTTTCTTCATCCCTGCGCACTTCTCGTTGGCTAGTTGCAGAGCCTGCTCGCGAGCATGGGTGGCAGGCCGCATGCCGTCTGCGGTGGCGCTCACAGTGAAGGTGTTCGGACCCATCTGCATCACGCTGGTCGTGCTCACGCACCCTGTAGCGAGCGAGCTTACAAGGGCGATGGCTGATAGTTTGAGCTTCATTTTCATGGCGGATTATGCGTCCGGATATTCGGAAATGGATTTCAGGTTTTCTGGGAGGTACGGGGCTATCTCGTTGGCTCCGTGGAAGTCTGCGCGCACATCCGGATGCTTAAATTTCCGCCTTGCCTCTTCATAGTATGGCAATTGCATTCTGCGGAAAAAATCTGTGAAGCCGGCCAGATCGGCAATGGTACGTTTTGAATCGCCGATCAGAGGGCCGTAGCTCATCATTGCTGTGAGCCTAGCCATGCCGTTCGCACCAAGAAAATCTCCGAGAGCCGCTGAGTTTTCGCGCGAGTCGTCGTCGCATCTTCCCTGATGAATAACCAGAATGTCTTTCGGACCCTGGCCGTCATCGTTCCATACTACATAGCCATCTTCCGGCTTTTGAATCGGCTTCTTGCAGACATCGCAAACCCACTGGTGTGGCTGGTAACTAGAAGTCGTCATCTTCTCCTCCTCCGATAAAACATTCATTGGGCTTCTGGGCCCGGAACGAGCTGAGTCTCGCTCAACGAATGTAGCAGGGCGGTGCCGGCGTGGTGCCAAGCCTGCCAACCTCGTCCGGAATTCCATACCCGAGGTTCACATGACACAAGACCTGCTCGCGATGGCGCGAGGTGATGGTGATGCCGCGGCCGGCGGCGGCTCCGACCTTTTCGAGATGGCCGGCTTCAAGCCCCAGCCCAAGAAGCCCGCAGAACGCACCTGGGGTGAGGCGGCGACCGATACCGTGGTGCAGCTGGCCGAGGGCGTGAACAACATCGCCGGGGCGGTGCCCAACCTGATCGCGCCGCAGTCTGGGGTTGCGTCCTTCTTCCGGGACAACGCAGACCACTGGCGTGGGGAGCAGAGCGAGGCCCTGCGCCGCAAGGTCGCCGACGCGGACGCCCAGATCGCACATGCGAACCAGGATTCCATCGTGGAACAGGCCGTGGCCGCGGCGAAGGCCTACGGGAGCGATCCGGCGCTGGTTGCGCGGTTCGTCACCACCAACCTGCCCAGCATGCTCCCGGGCGTGGCCGTGGCCAAGGCTGCGCAGGTCGCGCGCCTCGCAGGCGGCGCGAGCGCGGCCGTCGCGGCAGGGTCAGCCACCACGGCGGCGGGCGTGACCAATGCCGTGCTCAACGCGGGCGGCGCCCGGGGCGAGGCCTTCGAGGACATCCGCGATGCGCTCGTGAAGCAGGGCCACAGCCGCGAGGATGCGGAGCGCATGGCGCTCGAGCGCTCGCGCCTGCCGGCCGCCGTGGGCGCCGCCACGGGCTTCCTGTCCGGGAAGATCGGGCTGGAGCATGCCGTGGTGGGCGGCGGCGCACGCGGCGGGCTGGCGGCCGGCACGCGCTCCGCGGCGGCGGAGCTGCTGGGCGAGCAGGCGGAGGAGGTGCTGCCCCAGGTCGCGACGAACTACCAGGCCAGCGACATCGACCAGCGCCCGTTCTCGCGGAACGTCGGGCGCACTGCCGTGGAAACGGCCATCGGCTCGGCGCCGGGCGCGGGCGTGTCCGGCGCGATGACCGCGCTGCGCCGTGGTGATGCCGCCGCCAAGGCGGAGGAGGGGGCGCCGCCGGCAGAGGCGGGCACCCCTGCGGAAGACATGCTCCCCGACTCCCTACCCGAGCAGCCCGCACGCCCGCCGGGCCCGGCGGCCGACGTTGCCGACACGGCCGCGGCCGTCACCCGGTTGGCTGAACTGGAAGTCATCGACGGCAGCGTGGGCCTGAGCGCCGAGCAGAAGGCCGAGCGTGCGGTGCTGGCCGAGCGCGTGGAGCGGGCGGCTGCGCGCGAGGAGGAGCTGGAGGCCATCGGCGAGACGCCCGAGGAAGCGGCCGGCGCCGCGGCGCCGCAGCCCGAAGCCGCGCCTGCGGCAGAAGCAGCCCAGCCCGGGGATGCCAGCGCTGCGGGGGCTCCCCAGGGTGGCAGCCAGCTGCAGCAGGAACTGCGGGCGGTCGCCCAGCGCTCGAGCGGCGACACGCGGCGCAACGCGGTGGAGCTGCTGGCCCGGCTGGAGGGCGGCGGCATGCCGGCCCATGTGCAGCGCTTCGTGGAGCGCGAGGCCGCCGACCTGGTGGCCACCGCGCGCGCCGCGCCCGCCGGGCCGGCCGAGGCCGATGGTGCTGCGCCTGACGCTGCCGCGGCACCGGCCGCCCCGGATCGGCTCACGCCGCAGGAGCGGCAGGAATTCGAGCGTGCCTATCGCCGGCCGGTGGCAGATCCGCTGGGCGAGCTGCAGGACCGCGTGCGCGCCGAGTCGGTGTACACACAGGATGGCGATGTCGCCGCAGCTGCTGCCGAGGCGGCGCAAGCATTCGAGCCCGGCGCCGCCCGCGCGCAGACCTGGCCGCAGTTCGTGGCCGAGCGCGGCGAGAACGTGGCGCGGCTGCGCCGGGGCTCGCCCGCGTGGGATCGCCTCCAGAACGAATGGGCCGCCGTGAAGACGAAGCGCGCCGGCACGAACCCCGAAGGCACCGGCGCCGTGGGCGCGGCCACTCCCGAGATCCAGAACCGCGACCGGGCCCGGCCGGCCAGTGTGGTGCAGATGCAGGGCATGGCCCAGAGCCCCGACTACATGCGCCTGGGCCCGTCGCGCAGCCCCGAGACGGGCGCCCCAATGGTGTTCGCCGTGGGCGACCAGGTGCACGCCGCGCATGCGATCGGCCGCAGCGACACGGCCGTGATGAGCGACGGCCAGCGCGTGCCGTTCCAGTACGCCGCCATGGAAGCCGCCGACGTTCAGCCGTCCAACTTCGCGGACGGCGGCGTGAACCCGCTCTTCGACGCCGCACACCCGGGCACGGTGAAGGCGCTGAACAACGGGCGCACCGCGGGCCTGCGTGCGGCCTACGAGCGCGGCACGGCCGACAGCTACCGGCAGGAGCTGATGGCCGACAGCGCCCTGCACGGCATCGACCCACAGGTGATCGCCGGCATGCGCGCGCCCATGCTGGTGCGCCTCTACTCGGAGCGCGACAACCAGACCAACATGGGCGCCAAGAGCCAGAGCCAGGCCCTGGGGCTGTCGGCCGCCGAGCAGGCCGCCACGGACGCGGCGCTGCTGGATGCCGGTGTGCTCGATGTGCTCGAGTCGGGCGACTTGGCCGGCGCCGCGAACCGCGATTTCGCACGGGCGTTCGTCGGCAAGCTGCAGGCCGAGGGCCAGGACGTGGCGGGCATGCTCGATGCCGGCGGCGCGCTCTCGCCCGCGGGCGTGGTGCGGCTGCAGGCGGCCCTCGTGCACAAGGCCTACAGCGATGGCGACCTGGTGGAATCCATGTTCGGCAGCACGGACAACGACATCCGCGCCATTGGCGAGGCCCTGAAGGACGTGGCAGGCGAGTGGGCGAACCTGCGCCAGGCGGCCGCCGCCGGCGCCGTGAACCCGCAGGTGGACGTGACGGGCAACCTGCTGCAGGCCATCCGGCTGGTGCAGAAGGCGCGGCGCGAGCGCGCATCCCTCTACGACGCGATCAACCAGGTGGACATGGTGACGGGCGACGTGCCGGACCCCATGACCGTGGGTGTGCTGCGCATGCTCTATTCCGGCCAGTACCTGACGCGGGCCGTGGGCCGGGACCGGCTGATCGATTCCCTGCGCGAATACATGGCCGCGGCCTTGGCGACGCGCGCGGGCGGTGATATGTTCGGCGAGCAGGTCGGCCCTGACGCCATCCTTTCCGCGTTGAGCGGCCAACCAACCCCCCAGACCAGCAATGCAGCAAGCCCCCAACCTTCCGGACAACCCGCACCCGCAGCCCCGCAAGGCGAGCGAGGAGCCCCTGGCCGCGACCCTGCTGGCCGCCGTGCTGATGAGCCAGGGCAGCAAGCACGGCGACCGGAACCAGATCGAGCAGGGCCGAGCCCTGATGAAAATGGCGGACGCCGCCAAGGGCAAGATGCCCAAGATCCCGGCGGACAGCCGGATGGGCAAGGCGATCGCCGAGCTGCAGAAGACGGCCGTGGCACAGTAGCGTCCGACCTCGAGCTTTCCAGCTACACCCCGAGGGAAGTCACCGCGCGCGAAGACGCGCAGCAGGAGGCCGCCCAGGCCCGGGCGAAAGCCGACGCGAAGGCCGACGCCGATGCGCGTGCCGAGCGCGAGCGCCGCGAGGTGGCCAGCCGCATGGAGGCCAGCGCCGAGAACTTCCAGCTGGGCCAAGCGCCGGAAGACGGGATTACTGGGCAAGGCAGTGTCTTTGACCAGCCCGCGGTAGCACGCGAGCCGGACCGAGGCTACAGTCCTCTCAATGCCTACGAAACCGACCTCTTTGGCGATCCGGTACCGGCGCCCCAGCGAAAGCGTCCACGCGGATGGCTCTCGGCCGCCCCCGGTGGGGACGTTCCAGCCGCTGCAGCCCTACCAGGCGACACGCCTGCTCCCGCCGGAAAATACACCGTCCGCACCATCATCGGCCGGCGTGGAGAAGAAGCCCTCGGAACGAACGAAGTCCTGACCCCTGCAGAAGCGGCGCAAGCCACTGCGTACCTCACGCGCTCTGCCGTCGAACGGTTCGATGCGCTGGTGACCGACGAGGCGGGCACGCCCTTGGCTGTGGTGGGCGGCTTCAAGGGCGCGCTGACGCAGGCCTCCATCTACCCGGCCACCCTCGTGGGCGAGGCAATCCGCGTCAAAGGCGCCGCTCGCGTCTGGTTCTCTCACAACCACCCGAGCGGTGATCCCAAGCTGTCCAAGGCAGACCGTCATCTCAATGAACTGCTTACGGACGTTTTTCGTGGCAGCGGAATTGAGCCCATGGGGCTGATGGCTGTTGCCGACGATCGGTACCAATGGGTTTCACCAACCGGGCGAACTGACGATAGCGGATCGGTGCCACCGCCAGGGCGCTCGGTGATGGTGCCGGTTGTAGAGCGGGAGCAGGTACGCGAAGACGTTCGGCGAGAGGTGGTGGATAGTCCGGCCGCCGCGCGGCGCATCGCAAAGGAATCCCACCAAGCCGGAGGCGACGGCGTTCTGCTGCTGGATTCTCAGATGCGGGTCATCGGGTGGCTGCCCGTCAGCGACGGCATGCGCGGTTTGCTCCGAAACACAGGAGCCCTCGCATCTATTTACAGGGCAGTGAGCGAGTCGAACGCCGGCGCTGCCATCCTGGTCCACGACGGCTCCCTGGACGAGTCCACTGACGAACTCGGCGGGATCACCACTATCGGGAACAACATCGCGGCGGCCCTGGCCAAGGTGGATGTTCGCCCCCTCGATTCGATCAACGTAATGACAGGGCGCTCGGCTGCCGAGTACGGGGACGACATCGCCTCGGGACCGGTGTTCAGTCGTGAGCGGAAGCAGTCCAGCAGCGAAGCGAATCCGGCCGATGACTTCGACGTGGACGCCTTCCTGCGCACGATGGAGGACACCCCCGCCGTGCCCGACGAGGCGAAGGCCCAGGCCGTGGCCCGCACGGAATCCGCCGCGGCGGCGGTCCGCTCTGGGTGGGCGAACGGCCCCGAGGTGGTGGTGGCGTTCGACATGGCCGACCCGAAGGTGCCGCAGCAGGTGCGCGATGCCGATCTGAGCCAGCGCAGCCGCGGCGCTGGGGGCTCTCCGGAGGGGTTCTACTTCGGCGGGAAGGTGTACCTGCTGGCCGAGCAGCTACCGCGTGAGCAGGACGTGGCCCGCGTGCTCATGCACGAGGCGCTGGGCCATCACGGGCTCGCCGGGGTGTTCGGCTCGGGGCTCGATGCGGTGCTGCAGCAGCTCGCCCAGGCGCGGCCCGCCGAGGTGCGTCGCAAGGCTGCGGAGTACGGGCTGGACTACAGCGACCGGGCCCAGCGCCTGCAGGCCGCCGAGGAGGTACTGGCCGAGATGGCGCAGGCCCGCCCCGAGCTGGGCTTCGTGCAGCGCGCGGTGGCCGCCGTGCGTAGCTGGGCGCGGGCGCACATCCCGGGCTTCGCCGCCTTGCGGATGACGGACGCCGAGATCGTCCGGGACTTCATCGTGCCTGCGCGGGGCTGGGTCGAGCGCGGGCGCCAAGCAGTCGCAGTGCCGGCACCCGCTGGCGGCGCGCCCGCCCTGGCCTTCAGCCTACCGGCTGACGCTCTGGCCCAGGCCCGCGCGAAGTGGGCCGGGCTGGTCGATCAGTTCGTGCGCGGCGGTCTGGACGAGACGAAGACCTACGAGGTGCTGCCGTCATCCACGGCGGTGATGAAGATGCTGGGGCTGCCGGATCTGCCCGTGCACGCCGGTGTGCACGCCATGGACGCGCTCTACAACCACGGCGTGAAGCCGTCGCAGATGAAGCGCGTGCTGGACGAGCTGGCGGACCCGCGCATGGTGATGATCTGGAACCGCGGTCGCGGTGGCGAGAGCAGCCTGAACTTCGTCACGTCGATGAGCAATGCGAAAGGTGAGCCCTTCATCATTGCGCTGCATCCCAACAAGGGCACCATCAAGGGCCGGCACCACTGGATGGCGACGGTGACGGAGAAGCAGCCTTCGGCCATCCTGGCCATGGTGCGCGACGGCGGGGCCGTCTATGTGGGGGAGGGGGAGATTGCCGGGATCGATCCCAAGGCGATGCGCGAAGCTGAACAGTTCGCAAAAGAAAAACGAGGCAAGGAAGCCAGAGAACTGAAGGCAGTCATGGCCAGCAGTCATAAACTTCCAAACCTCGTTCAGCGCGTATTGTACGCAAAGGACCTGGAGGCTTTCAAGGGCGCGCAGCCGCCCGGCACCGCAATGTTCAGCCGTGCCGGCGGCGCCACCCAGGCAGCGCAGCCGGCGCAGGGGCTGCTGGCCCGCCTGCAGGAGCGCGTGCGCCAGTTGACCAGCCCCGAGGCGGTGGACAGCTGGCTCTACAACTGGCAGGACAAGTTCATCGACCTCAAGCGCATCCAGGACCAGATCAAGGCCCTGAACGGCACCGTCAGCGAGACGAACGACGCCTACCGCGGCGAGGAGCTGTACCACAAGCGCGTGGCGAAGCGCACGGCCAACTTCCTGCGCGACGAGGTGCGGCCGCTTCTGGCCGCCATGAACGACGCGGAGGTGGGCATGGAGGAGTTTGAGCGCTTCCTGCACGCGCGGCACGCGCCGGAGGCGAACCGCGTGCTGGCCGAGCGCAACCCCAGCAAGCAGGAGCTGGACCAGAAGCGCGCCGAAGCCGCCAAGACCGTGGCGGACCTGCGCCGGCAGCTGCAGCACGCCCGGGCGTCCGGCTCGGTCATCAGCGGCATCCAGCGCTCGCTGGGGCTCGCTATGGCCGAGGCCGACCGCTGGAACAGCGCCGAGGCGTTCAAGGGCACGGAGCAGGATCGCCTATCCCTGTCCGGCATGAGCGACGCCGAGGCGAAGAACGTCATGGGGGGCTACAGCCCCGAGCAGCGCAAGGTGATGGACGCCCTGGCCACGCGCGTGGACCGGATGAACAACATCACCCTGCAGACGCTCGAGCAGTACGGTCTGATGGATCGCCTGTCGATCGAGTCCTGGCGCAAGACCTACCAGCACTACGTCCCGCTGCACCGCGACGAGGCCCGGCCGGACAGCACGGCGCATCCGATCGGCCAGGGCTTCAGCACGAAGGGCGACGCCTCCAAGCGCCGCACCGGCTCCAATGAGAAGGTCACGAACATCCTTGGCCACCTGGTGATGCAGCGCGAGGCGGCGCTGACCCGCGGCGAGAAGAACAACGTGATGAAGCGCCTCTACGTGCTCGCGGCGCAGAACCCCGACGAGACCCTGTGGTCCCTGGAGCTGCCGAAGAAGAAGGCCATCGACCCGGACACGGGGCTCGTGCGCACCATGCCGGACATCGGGGCGCGCCTGCGCGACAACGTGCTGACGCTGCGCATCGGCGGCAAGGACAAGCACATCATCTTCAACGAGCGCAACGAGCGGGCGGCCCGCCTGGCGCTGGCGATGAAGAACCTGGACGCCACGGAGCTGGACCGCTTCACCCGCACGATGGGGCACCTCACGCGCTGGTTCGCGGCGGTGAACACCCAGTACAACCCGATTTTCGGCGTGCTCAACCTTGCGCGCGACGTGCAGGGTTCGCTGCTGCAGCTGTCGTCCACCCCGTTGGCGGGCCGGCAGCGCGAGGTGTTCAAGAACATCCGCAGCAACATGGGCGCCATCTACCAGGACCTGCGGCGCGAGCGGCGGGAGAGCGGTGGAGGGCAGGGGCCGTGGGCCCGGCTCTGGGAGCAGCTGCAGCTGGACGGCGGCACGACCGGCTACCGCGACCTGTACACCAAGCCCGAGGACCGCGCGGCGGCTCTGCGCAAGGCGCTCGAGCAGCAGGGCGAGGGCCGCGCTGCTGGCATGGCGCGCGGCGTGGGCGAATGGCTTTCCGACTTCAACGAGACGCTGGAGGCCTCCACGCGCCTGGCGGTCTACAAGGCGGCGCTGGATGCCGGCCAGTCGCGCGAGGCCGCGGCCAGCCTGGCCAAGAACATCACGGTGAACTTCAACCGGAAGGGGCGCAACACGTCCGTGGTGGGCAGCTACTACGCGTTCCTGAACGCCGCCATCCAGGGCAACGTGCGCATGCTGGAAACCCTGGCCGGTCCCGTCGGGCGGAAGGTCATGGCCGGCGGGGTCGCCCTGGGCATGCTGTCGGGGCTGGCGGGCGCGCTCATCATGGGAGGCGGCGGTGCTGACGACGAGTGGAAGAAGATCCCCGACTTCGTGAAGGAGCGCAGCATCATCATCCCGCTGAGCCGGCAGGACTACGTGGCGATCCCGATGCCGCTGGGCTTCCACGTTTTCCCGAACATCGGCCGCAAGCTGGTCGAGTTCGGCATGCACGACGATCCGACGAAGAACCGCGCCGGCCACCTGGCGGACATGGCCATGATCGCCCTCAACGCCTACAACCCGCTCGGCGGGGCCGACAACATCATGCAGATGCTGGCGCCCACGCCCTTCGACCCGGTGGTGGCGCTGATGGAGAACAAGGACTGGACCGGGCGGCAGATCTACAAGGAGCAGCGCAGCGGGCTCGATCCGAAACCCGGGCACGCCATGGGCAAGGATTCGGTGACGCCTCCGGCGCGGTGGGTGGCCCGGCTCATCAACGATGCCAGCGGTGGCAACGAATGGCAGCCCGGGAAGTGGAGCCCCAATCCAGACGCGCTGGAATACCTGTTCGGCCAGTTCACCGGCGGCGTGGGCCGCGAGCTGACCAAGGCCGGGAACATGGTGACGGCCGCCGTGACGGGCGAAGAGCTGGCGCCGCACCAGATTACCCTGGCGGGGCGGTTCTACGGGAACACCCGAGGCGTGAACGGTCAGAGCACGTCCTACTACGAGAACCTGAAGCGGGTGAACACCAGCATGGCCGAGGCCAAGGGGCGGGTGGCGAGGGGGGAGGAGGCCGAGGCCGTGCTGCTGGACGTGCCGCTGGCCCGCGTGGACGGGGCGGCCAATCTGCTGGACAAGCGAGTGTCCGACCTGGTGAAGATGCGGCGGCAGATCCAGGCCGGCGGCGACCCGAACAAGCGCGAGCTGGTGAAGGAGGTAAATGCCGAGATCGAGCGCAACATGTACCTGCTGAACAAGGCGGTGGAGGACGTGCTGGCCGAGCACCGCGGCGGGTGACTGGGCGGTAGGCATAGCGCCTGCCGCTGAGCTATCCTTCCGGGCACAACAGGAGGGCACATGCCGAAGATCAAGGTGTACACCGCCACCCGCGCCGACGGCGCCATGCTGGCGTTTTCTCATCCCGTCGAGGAGGAATGGACTGTCGAGGACGTGGCCCGGCGGCTTCTTGAACAAGCGCAGCGGTCGCAAGACCTGATTCCCGATGGACGGCGTGGCGCAACGCGTGTGGAGAGGCTCGCCGAATATGGCTTTGCCATCACCAGCGTGGAGGAGATGGAAGCCCCCGCCGAGGATGCCGAATGATCCCATCGCTCAACATCGTCAAGGCTGGCTCCGGCGTCTACGACGTGCACATCGAGGACGGCGGCACGGAAGTGGACGAGTTCACGGCAACGACCATCGCAGGCGCCATCCGGGAAGCGGCCGCCCGTGGGTACGGTGCCCGGGGCTTCCACATTTGGTATGGCGCCATCTGCATCGGCACCACCCCTGTCTTCGCGATGCGTCACGATGCGGAGACGCTGGCGCTGAAGCTGCTGAATGTCGCGTCCACGTTTTGAGGGTTGAAAGTATGGTTGGCATGTTCAAGCACGCTGTACAGCATGCTTTGTTGATGCGCGCCGTTCGTAACGACGAGCTGTCGCGCGCGGTATTCAACGACCTGTGGGCGAGCGCTCGGGACGTCGCACTCATGATTGGATTGGGCCTCGCCGGGCTGTGCCTTGCCGGAAAAGTCCATCCGTCGTTACCCCTTGACGTCGGGAAGTGCAGTTCAGTGCTTGGCGCATGGCTGGGCGGCTGGGGAGCGTGGTTGGCGCTAAAGGATGGGCGCCGTTCCTGGAAGGGGGGCCGACCTGACGAAATTGCCCGCGCCGGCCTGTTCCGCTTGCTTTTCGCCCCGGGGGTTTTCCTCTCGGCGTTTGGCGCCGGATGGTGGGGCTGACGGGCAACATCGCTGTCTAACGCACTTGCTGCTTCCCTCGTAAAACGGGCGCCGTCAGGACTTCCGCGGTTAGACAAAAATCGCCTAAGATGTTGATTCGTAATCCTTGAATCTCTGCTTTGGGAGCAGAGGGTCGCGAGTTCGAATCCCGCCGCTCCGACCATGGATACCAAGGGGTTGGCTCTGCACGGAGCCGACCCCTTTCGTCTTTCCGAGACCCACGCTGCCATGGCCCTTTCT